TCGTTCAACTGAAGGGATTTAAACGCGCCCTCAACTGGATCATGGCCTGGTGGAATTTCCGGAGGCGTAATATCAATGACAGAGTGCGGAGCAGTCGGAGCCTCACCAGTGATCTGCGCTTGCGGTTGAGGCGTGACGTCCCTTTCAGGTGGTAGAGTTTCGACATAGTTTTTAAACCCCTGTTCGAAATTATGCTTAGTGGCTCCAAATCCTGCGATCTGAAGTGGCAATTCTAATGCGGCTCCAAATAGCGCGCCTTGACCTGTAGCTTGTCCAACACGCTCGGCAGCACCGCCCTGATTCTCTTTCACACGATTGACGGCGGTTCCTAGAGCATTCCAAAATCCAGCTTCGTCCGTCCCGTGAGCTTTGGCTATTTCCTCACCGACAATTTTGGTGAATTCAGTCAATCCAGACACGCCACCAACGGCCGCGGAACCCTTCATTAAATTACCGATGGAAGTCAAGACCGCGGCTTTCGCCGGCGTATTGATTAAACCTTTCGCGAGAACTGGATTCATGAACGGCTTTAAAAATGGAGTCGTCTCGGCGATCGCCAAACCACCGACGTTCATCAAAGCCGTTCCGACAACACCAACGCCACGCGAGATGTTCGCTTTCGTATCGTGGTCGAGATTCACGGGATTGCCGTTGTCATCGGTTAAATTTCCAAGTTCATTGTAAGTGCCGGCCGTCAAATTATCGAACGGCTCTTTTACGCTCGTGCCGTAAGCGAGATTGCCGAGGATGCTTTTAAAAGGACCTTCTAAAAGACCTTTACGCGCGCCGCGGACCATACTCTGACCAATGTCAGAAATTCCGCCGGCGACGATCGCAGGGATCTTTTCGATCGGACCTGAAATCCCATAATCCTTTTTTTCCAAATCCTGAGAGTCCAAGTTGGCCGCGATCAATGCGTTCTCGTCGTCGCCCGAAAGCTGACCGCCTTGATTCATTTTCTTTAAATTCAAATCGACAATTTTTTGCTGAACATTTGGCTTATTGAAAACGTAATCGCCGATGAGATTCGCTTGGCGCGCCATAAAGTTCAAATGATCGATGTCGGGTTTTGCCAAAGCCGCGTGCTCACTCGACTGCTTAGAATAATCGGCAATGGGCGGCTCGGCCGTTTGCGGCGCTAGAAGCTGCGAGGCTTTTTGATCAAAGATAGTTTTATTCTGAGCGGCATAGCGCGGATCAATAGAAAATAAATTGCCATGGCCAATATTGGCGGCTGCGTCTTCCGGCGTCGATGTGGCGACTGACATTGCGTCTGAGATATCATCCATTATTTATGCCCCAAAAAGTCGGCTAATTGAGCGTCGGTCGGAATCGCTTTGGACTGCCCCGGCTGTTTTCGATAGTCCTGAATCGCTTGCATTCGCTGATAAGGATTCAAGTTACCGAGATATTTCACCGGATCCGTTTTTGGCGTCACCGGAGGCGCTTCATTTGCGCCGGCCGCGGGAACAGGAGCCTTGCTTGGACCGCCGTTAAAAGGCTGCTTTTGCGGAGGACTGAAGACTGTGCCGGCTTTTTTATTGGCTATGAATTGCGCAACATAGTCCGAGCGCTCTTTTGGATTCATTTGTTTATTCGGATCGAGTGTGTCTAATAGTTCTTTTTTCCACTGAGCTTCTTTGATTTGATCCGAAGCCGTAAAAAAATTGCTGTTCGGAACTTTCTTGAGCAACTGAGCTCCAATGGCCTGCTGATCAAACTCTTTGCCGAAATTTCTATATTCGGTTTCCATTTGACTACCGGTCTGAGAATTCATTTTAACATAGGTCGTCATCGCCTCTTTCTTATCCGCCGTTTTCATTCCTGCGGTGTACTGCATGAGATCTGAAGTGGACATTCCGTTTAAGCTCACACCTGGAATTTTTCCGGTCATTAAATCGACCCATTTTGAAGTCACATTGTCGGGCGTAAACGACGGCTGCTCCACCATGTGATCGAGCGCCTTGCGCTGTTTTGGATCCGTAATATTGTCGATCGCCTTCATGTACATCGGATCGTTTTGCATATCCAAAATACCTTTGTACGGATGATCGCTCTGCATGACTTGTAAAACGTGATTGGCGAGAGGATCGTAGAAAGATTTGGATTTGCGCTTGGTTTCTTGCTCGTTGTAGCGCTGCTCCTCATTGAGAATTTTTTTGGCTTCAATGCGAAGCTCAGGATCCTGAATCTTATCCAAATTCTCAGGCGAATTGGTTTTTATCGCGTCGTCGGCAGCGGCATAAGCCTTTTGCTTGAGCTCTGCCTTTTGCAACTTGTCGTCGATTTTCCCCATGTTCGTATTGTCAATGTAACCATTCTGATCAGCCCAATCTTTTAGCGCCTTGGCTTTGTCGAGCTCTTTTGAATCAACCAAATTTTTAGTCGCATCCGCAAGACCGTCGGAAATGTCTTTTGCAATTTGATATTTAACAGACTGTGTAAGCTTCACCGATTTAGGTCCGGATCCGTCATTGTAAGACGTGTCGCCGTTTTCATCTTCAACGGCTCCGAAATTTTTCATCCCCTGCGCGATGCGAGTGTTTCGAATGCCTGCGATCTTCGCTTCCAATTGACCAAAGCTACTGCTGTCGCCGGGAACGATAAAACTCGACGCGCCGTACATTCCCTGCTGCGCGATTGAAACGCCGGTGTCGGCGACGCCGTCGTCATATTTTTTCTTTTGATGTGAATAGGCGGTGAGAGTCTCGAGCTGAGTCTCCTCATAGTGACGGCTCAAACGGCGATTCACCAAATTTTGAGTCTCGTTTGACCAAGTTGCATCGCCCGACGGCTTTGACAATTCATCGAGTTTATCCGATTGCTCTTTATCGAATTGCTTGTAAAGCTCTTGCGGATCCGCTCCGGTCATATTCGTATAGCCGGCCCAGCCAGTTTCGGGATCTCCGTAAAGGCGTTTTTTTCTCCATAGTAAATATTCATTGGCGTTATTGGTCGCAGTCGTGTCGGCCTGTTGATGCTGCATCTCTTGGTGCAGTTTAATCGCATCTTTCGCGACGCCCTCTATAGAGCCAAGGTCCCTTTGCATTGGAGTGACGGCGTCAATGCCTTGCGATTGCACGCGCGGAGCGTGGAGTTGTTCTTCATTCGGAGTTACTGAAAGCCTTGGAATTTCGATTGGCATTTATCCTCCGGTCTCGCCTGTGAAGCTATACTTACCAAGCGTATCGGCATAAGCGTTGCCTGAATAGGACATTGGTCGCCATTGATCGGAATGGCCGTAAAATCCCGGCGTATCGCCTTTCTCACCGGTCGAATACCATCCAAGATCGCTATCGTTGCCGGCGTACTTCGACGGCGTCGCAACTCCATTGCCGCCAGGTGTTATTTGCATTGTTGTCGAAGTGTTTTGCCACGACTTATCGTTCGTTCCGGAATCCTTATCGCGCCCGCGGCCGGTCAAATTACTTTGTTGGTATCCGGTCACTCCAGTCCCGATCGCAGACATAATCCCTTGGCTCTCAGCTGAGTTAGCATTGAGTCCGGATTGAAGTTGGGTCATCTGCCCACCTAGGCGCATATTTATCGCCTGCGCTTGATATCCCATGGCCGCATCTCGCGCACTGCGCTGAAGCTGCAGAGTGTTTAAAAGGCCGGCGGTTCTATTATCTGTTTGGACACTGGCGGCGGTCCCATAACCCACTGCGACGCCCTCGCTGGCAAAAGCTCCGCGGTCCGCGGCCGTCGTTGCGTCGACCACGTCTTGATAACGATTCGCATTTGAGTAACCGGCGGTCAAAGCGTTATAAGCGTCGACGTCCGCATACTTAGCGTTCATCTCGTTGATGCTGGCCTGCAAATCGCCGTTCTGGCGAATAATGTCGGCCGATTGAAACCCACCAACTGCCTGTAGAGCTGCGAGAGCAAAATAAGCGTACATTAGCGGTCCTGCCTTTTTTGTACTTCCACGTCTGGGATGAACGAAAGAATCTCAGCGTGGAGCGGGTCAACTTGCCTTATGCAAATTTTCCCCTGTTGACTATAATCTCCTTGGGTCAAAATTTCATATCGTTTGGTCTGAGCCGGCTGTGCGCGGTTTCCAATGATCGGATTAGCTTGAGTGTAGTCGACCGGAAAACTATCGATAGGATACATTCCTGTGACGCCGTTAACACTCTCGCCGTTCGCGCCGTTGGGGAAAGTGGGGCCGATATATAGAGATTTTGCGTCCTTCACTTTCACATAAACTTTATTCACAACCAATGATTCGATGAGTGTCGGCTGCTGCTCGACGGTGTCAATATCAAGGGTCTCGAGATCACCAACGATCGGGCGGCCTATGTGCATAATTGCCGCGCGCGTTCCCGCCGGCAAAGTCAAAACTCCGTTGACCACTTGAAGCTGAGCGTAATTTTCTTGGTCGTTGTTTGGCGAGCACACAACCGCGCCGTCGACGATGACGCCAGGATATTCCTGCTCGAACATTGTCAGTCCGGTGATGGTCGTAAAAGTCTGATAAAGTTTTACTTTTTTCACAGCCCAATCGGACGGGAATTCATCGACGTTAACAACTTGCACTTGAATATGATTCACATCGACAACGGTCAAAAGTTCTAGGTCGATGACGGATCCGTCCTCATCGAAAAATCGATAGAAGATTGAACTTGGTCCAGGGGGAACCTGCACAAGAGCAAGCCAAATTGCAGACGTTCCGCAATCGAGATTTAAAATTCCTCCCCAATTCGGCGTACCGTCGTCGTTCACTTGAGTTGTGGCAAAAGTGAAACCGTCGGTTCCTTTGAGGCCGAGATTTAAAACGATCTCGCCGGTGACGATGCTGTCCATATAAGCGCAGCTCGCATTTTTGTCATAGTCCGGATCCGAGGAAATATAGAACGGCGGAACGTAGCGCGGCAGAGTGATCTCGATATATCTGGTGACGTTGCCGGCCAAATCCGTTTTCTTAGTCACAAAAAATGACTGATCAGGATTTGTAGTTCCACAGCAGACGTCGAGAGGCAAGGCACCGTCGTGACGAGTCCAAGCCTGCATCTGCTGATTATAATCAAATGTGAAAGACGCGGCCGTGCCGTCAGTGAAGACGACCCAAAGTAGAGGGAAAGCGCCTTGCTGGAAATTCCAGGTCTGGAGTTGCCGCGATCGGAAAATATGATTCGAATAAATACTCACTTCGTCGGCGTCGAATGCATTGAGCTGAAATGACCAAAGTAAATTTCTAACTCCGTTGGTGGCGGAATCGAGAAACATCACGCCGCCGGGCACTGCCAAAGGTGGAACGATCGGATTGATAATCCACTTTCCTTTTTTTATCATGCTCAAATTGTCGGGACCGAGCTCCCCCTGGTTTAGATAAACACCAGCAGCAGTAAAAGCAACAAGGCCGTCCGAATCGAGTAGTCGATAAACGCGAGCGTAACCACTTGTTCCGCACTTAAATTTGAGAGCAGAAGCAGCGTCAAGAGGATAGTTCCGATAAAAATTATCCTGAAAACCAGGTTGGCTCGCATAAATCGCCTGCAAATCTGTCACGAAATCCGTGATCAAAAGACGTTGTTGGTAAATAACTCCTGTATTAGATAATAAATTTCCGGGGTCTTCCACCGCTCCACTCGCGGACGTCACGTCACCGGGGAGCACTGAACTTGGAGGCTGGTGCGAATAATCAGCGTCCGCGCCGATGTCAGTGAAGATCGCGACCAACTCGCCAATGCTCACTTGGATGTCAGTGCTCGATCCGACGTAGCCGTAAGCGCCGCCGCCGGCGACGTTTGTCGCATCGTAGGGTCTTCGATAAACGCGCATCTCAGTCAAAAATGGATTCGGGTTTGTCGTCGGAGCGATCGGTCCAAGTGTCCCGCCCACGGTGATCGTTTGACCGGCCGCGATAGGAAGCTTCACGTAAGGGTGACCACTCGACACCTCGACGAGAGGTCCGAAGGCCAAAGACTCCTCGCCGTTGATGACATAGGTGATCACATATTGGACGTTGTAACCCGTGGGCGTTCCGACTTGTGTGACGGCTCCGGCCGCGGGCTTAGGAGGAAGCGCAAATATCGCGCCTTGAGAAATAAAGACGCCGGTCGCGTAATTAAATTTTAGGACGTTCTTTCCGGCGCAAAAAATATAAACATAAGATCCGCTCGTGTCGAAATGAATATTTGGCAAGTCACTTTCTAAAAACCCGTGCGCGATGTCGCCGAGAAGGCCCCACGTAGTGAGGTTATAGACGCGCACATATTGATGGCCCCACTCGAGGAGCACGCCGCCGCCTGGAGGAGAATAGAGTCTCACCGCGCGGTTTAAAAGTTTTGTTGAAGCAAAAAATTGGCGGCCTTGACGAGTGAGAATAGATCCGGTTTTTGAAATGATCCAACTGCGCGCCGTCGCCAAACCGTTTCGATACTTGTCGAGGTTTGTCCGCTCCCAAAGGGAGGGATCGAGTTCACCGGCAGTAAATGCGGGTTTATCGACTAGGCCCACTTATGACATCCGCTCTTTCACAAACTCGGATAAATTCGAGTCATGCTGAAAACTGAAACTCTCGCGCGAATCCAGCGCTTGAGCTTCTGCTTTGGAATCGATGTAACGCTGCCTAATTTCATTCATTAAAGTTTTTGCCCCTTTACCCACGATAAGCGGGGCTCCCATGAGCGCAAGCCGCAGAGCGATGGTCATGCCGGCCGGAGCCGACAAAGTCTGAATCGGGAAGTCAGTTGCGATAAATTCGCCAATGGCATATTGCTCATTGGTTAAGATCATCTTTTTTCCGTCTTCGATCAAAATGCGTTTTGGGATATGCGTCGACTTGTCGTCAATCACATTGCACGAAACCACCTTGCGGAAAAACGCGCAGTTGCTCGGATACTTATAGGCGTAATTCCAAAGAGGTCCCGGCTGGCCGTTTACGGGCGGCGGCAAAACGGTGAAATCCGTCACTAACTCCAAATTGGATTGGCTCGCCGTCGAATCCAAATCCATGTCGAAAAGCGCCGATTTAAACGCAATGTCATAGATCTGGTTTAAGACCTTGGCTTCATTGGACTTGTCTGAGTTTGTGTCGACGATCTGACGACTGAGGAGAAGCGCCTGCAAAGCCAGATTGAAAAATATTGCTTTGGTGAACACCTGTCCCCCGCCAGTGTTTCAGCGGGAGATTAGTCGCCCGCTGCGATTTCGTCCTTATGGTCTTGGATCGCTTGCCGATTTACTTTTTGCTTTTTGGCTTTCATGCGCTCCAGGTGCTTTTTTTGCTCCACAGGATCTTCGCAATCCATCCAGCTTCCAAGTTCGTGCTCATAAACTTCGAATTTGTCGCCGCCAACTTTTCGATGGTTATGAATAAAACCCGCGCGGTTTGCCTCGACTTTAATTTTCTTCTTGGGCAGAGGCTTCGGTATCGCTACCGGAGCCGGCTCAGAAGCGGCGTCAAGGTCCTCACTGTTCCCGTCCAAATCAAGGACGGGCTGTGGAGCTGCCTCGGGATTATCCTCCAAGACAGCTTTATTAGGCGGCGCGGGCATTCTCGAATTGTTCTTTGCCATTTCTTAAACCACCGCGTCCACAACTTTGGGGAATGAACGGAACTTCGGAATCTCGTCGCTCGGCACCAAATAGGCGTCAGCGGAAACCGTAGTCGTTCCACCAGTCGAAGTGTTCTGATAGCCCAAGAAAAGTTGGTCAATAGAACCTTGAGGAATCGGAATTTCAAACGCGTAACCGGCGGCAAGAGTCGCGGCCAAATTGGTCACGGTGGCCAAGATCTTCACACCGGCAGTCAATGCTGCGTTGGTGGCAGAAATCACGTCCCAAGTGTGCGTGCTTCCTGATCCAGCGGCCGTCGTCACCAACACCAAAATCGACAAACGTCGACCGATGCTGAGATCAGGCTTATTCGCGACTGTGCTGTAGTTCGCGATCTGGTAAGAGCTTGTTGAAACGGTAGTCGCTCCGGTGAAAGCCTGCGCTACCGATAATTGGTTCTGTACATCAAATCTCATTTAAGCTTCCCCCGTTAAGGTTTCAATTTTATTTCAAAAGAACCGGCGAAACCGCCGGCTCGTAAAATCCAGTCAGATTAGAAAGCGCCGAAGCCGGGATTCGTCGAAGTCACTTGAGCCTCAGTGTTCAGCAGCGCGTCTGCGCGGCGAACCGGGAAACCCAAGAACATGAGAACCTTTTCACCTTGGTAGTTGTCGAAGCGGAGACCCGCGCCGGCACCAACTTTGGTCAAAGCTTGCTTATGCAAGAAAGCCTCGATCGTGCGATTCACATACCAAGCACCAACGCCGTTCTGGATATTCCAGATCTTGTAGTGCCCCGAGATCATCAAGTCGATGAGGTCGGCCGCACCAACACCAGACTTCAGCAAGTCGATGTCGATGTTGGCGATACGCGAGGCTTGACGATAATCTTTCACGACAAGACCGTGATCGATTTCGAAATCCTCTTCATATCCCCAATAGAATCCCGTGTTCGAGTTTTGATCAGTTCCTTGGATTTGCACCAACTGATCACCGGGAGAACGGTCGATCCGTTTCAAGCCGGCGGTTGTATCTTTGGGATACACACCAAAGAGTGAACGCTCACCCCAGTGAATGCGATAGATAGAGGTCAAATCCGAGCTGGATCCGCCGCCGTCAATCACTTGTTTGGAAGTTGCTTCACCCGTGTTGGTCGTCGAAAAAATATCCGACAAACCTGCAGATTTTGTATTCGAAGTGAAAGGTGAACCGTAGATCAGCAAGCTTGCGTGCTCGAGACCCATTGCCTGAATATGACCTTGCGCTTGGTTCCAGCGATTGTAGGCCACGCGATCCGGACCGCCACGCTTTGCAACGGCCGCGTCCATCTGCGACTTCGACTCGAAGTGAGCAGCGGTGAACGTGCGTTCCTCAGTGGTTGTCTTACTAGCCGGAATCGGCTGATTCGCTTTACGATAGTAGACGGTGGGCAGCGAGGAGCGAATTTCCTCTTTGTGGATTGTGCCCTCATTCATCACCGTATAGGGGATGTCCATGAGCATCGGATTCTCTTGCACGAGAACCTCGGCCACACCGCCGATGCGTTTATCTTTGCTTTTCGCCACATCGGCGAGAGTTACGAAATTTGCTCCCAATGCTCCCATTTAAAAATCCCCCTAATTGGTATAAAACGACAGTGGGTTATCAGCCTTGTCGTCTTTATCGTTTTGCTCCGGCGCAGGAGGATCTCCGTGCACCATCTGTCTATCAGGGTACACATCATCCGCGATGCGCGCAAGCATCCGCATAACACTAGGACGCAACATTTGCTTAGCATCCGTCAACTCTTTTTTAAATTCAGGGCCATATTGGTCGAGAATTTTCTCAGTTCGGGTTAGGTTTGTGGGAAACTTATCACCACCAAAGGCTGGATCGTCGCGAAGTTCCTTGTCCCATTTTTGGTTACGGATCTTTTCCTGACGTTTATTTTCGGTCTCCTGATTTTGGATAAAAGTCTCCAAATCCTTCTGCTCCTGCTTCTTAAAAGCAATAAACTTGTCGAGCTGCTCACCCTTCAAATCAAGTTCGGTCATTTGTTGTTTTACTTGATTTGCAAAGGATGAGTGCAGCCCTTCAAGCTTTTTTTCTAAATCAGTCGGAGGCGGTTTAGGAGGCTCGTCCGCTTTTTTCGGAGGCGGTTCTTCAACTACCTCGGGCGGCTTGTCTCCATATCCGGTGGCGGGATTTTCCACTTTCTCGGGTTCCTTAGAGGCAGCTTTCTCTTTTGGATCTCCCTCTTTGGTCTTCTCTCCCTCTTTTTGGTCCGCCGCTTTCTTGGGAATAATCTCGTAGCCGAGTTCGTCGTATTGTTTATCCCCTGCCGCCGGAGCCGGCGGGTCGTCCTTCTTTGGCGGCGGTTGTTCGCCGGGCTTAGGTGGAGGCGCGTCCGCTTTAGGAGCCCCGCCGCCTTTGTCATCGTCAGCTTTGTCCATCAATATTTTCAGCATTGAGCTTAGCATTTCGTTCCTTTATGTTCTCCGCGAGCAATAGCGCCGCGGTGTCGCTGTCAGCCTCAGAGATTAGGTTAAAAAGTTCGATGTAGGCGCGTCGTTGACCTAACCCCTCGTGTAAGATTGGACCTTCAAGACCCATCGGTGGCAAGAAAATAGGATCATAATTTTTCAATAAATATTTGAAAAATCCGCGGCCGGGGCCTGTCTTTAAAATGGCTCTAATATTAAGAAGCGCATCCCGATGTTGGATGCGCTCTGAAACTTCTTCTTGTGTCATAACCGACTAGTACAGATAAACGACCGGCGCGACGCCGGCTGTAAATGTAGTCGGTAGGGTGACGTTGGCGACAGTGCCGAATGTCTGACCCGTTACGCTTCCTGCTAACCCGTCAGATTGACCGAGTGTAGGAATTGAATAATAGGTGTCAGTCGTTCCGTTCACGTAAAGGCCGACCCAATAAGTAGCAGGGCCCTTAACCGCAACAGTGCCGGTAAAGTTGATCGACTGATAAGCCGACGCGCCGGCGGTCAATACTCCAGCCGTTGCCGTATTCGCAAGAGCCGTTCCCGCTGAATTGAATAACGCGAGAATCCACTTGTTCGTTCCAACGGTCGCGGCGTTTAGAACGGCTGCGCCGGTAAAAGTCGTATTATAAGGAACGAAAACTTGAGTCAGATAAACGGTTGTAATAGCGCCCGTGACTGAGGTGGCGTTAGTAACCGGCTGTGGCTTCCAAGCTCCGTATCGAGTTTTCGGCGCGGTATCGGCCGCAGGATTCGACAAACCGCCTAAAGGCACAATCGCGCCGCTTGGCGACAATGTTCCAGTCATCGATACGTTTCCGCTTGTGTCGATCAAGAATTTTTGAACCAACGACCCAGAGGTGTTGTTCAACAGTGACAAACCGCCTTGCGACGTTGTCGACTTCAACTGCCAATCATCGCCGTTTGAGGCGTTGTTATTTGCTTGGATGTCGACGGTGGCGGCGGTGCTCGAGGCGGCTTTCACTGAGATCGCGCCGGATGTAATCGAAGGGCTGGAAACGATGGAAAATGAATCTTTATTTTTCGTGCAAGTCAAACCTGTCGAGCAGGTGAGCTTGTTGAAAACTCCAAGATTCGTCGTATTGTTTATGCCCTGAAAACCGGCGTAGGCCGCAGTGCTCGTGAGCGCAAAAAGCGCTGCTATTAAAAACTTGAACTTCATTGTGGGCCTCCCCCGTTTGGAACCTGTGGTTTTGCTGTCGCTCCGGCATCCTTCGAAGCTTTTGCAACTGCCGGGAGCGTTTGCTCGAGCATTTGCTGCCGCTGCGCTAGTGCCTGTGCTTGTTGTCGTTTCGCGTCCACTTCAGCTTGCGGACGATTCACTCCAACAGGCAAGAATAACCTATCCTCATAAATATCCGCCATCTTGTCAAGATTGGCCTTATCGAAGATCGCTGGATTAATTTGCCCGACCTTTTCGACGAAGTCCAGATATTGATTAACGGCCGGAAGATCGGCCGCGCGCTGGGCCTGCGCAAAAACTGAAATGAATTCGGGCCGTAAGAACTGTCCTTGAAGCGCTTCTGGAATCGGAAACTGCTTCATATATGGATCGTCCCAAAGAACATAATCGGCCACATGTTCAACGATCGGAATATTATAAGTCTGATTCAATGACTGCAACATTGGTCCAATGACTAGCTGTTGCTCCTGGACCACCGCCTTAGTTTCTTCCGCCGTCCGCGTTTTTGGATTTTGCGTGAGGTAAAGAAGATAGTCGGCGAAATAAAGCTTGTTCACTTGGCTTCGCAAGTCATCGACATCATTGACGAGTTGTGGAATCGCAGGATTGATGTCGAAAATCGAACTTAGCGCGCGCCCTTTTCCCTGACTATAAGATGTCGGGTCGACAGGGACGTAAGAATTCGCAGCGGTTGTGATGTATGATTTGCGTAAATTTGCTGGACCTTGAAGCGCCGGCCGGAGCATTTGCTCAATGGCTTGATCTTTTGCGATGGCCTTTTTATTGAGAGATTTGATAAGGCCAAGGGCTTGAAGTGTCGGTCCAACTTCACCATATTCAAAATTAGCGCCAGAATCAGATTTCCCCGCGACAAACGGTTTTCGACGAGACGCATAGGCCCTAAGCCATTTTTGCCGCTCTTTGGTGTCGGAGAGAAGGTCGCTAAACTCGGTCGAGTACTGATAGTTTTGTCCACCGGTGCCGCCTAATTCATAAGTGACGCAAAGCCAAGGCTGATTCCAGCCGCGGATCGGAAGCATCGGATTAAACTGATCATTTGCCGTGCAGACTTCAACGATCGTCCATTGAGTGGTGTAATTTCCTTGATCGTACATCCGGCGCACGTTGTAGGAAATATTGTCCCAACTATAAGAGCCGTCGGGCATCTTCACGCCGTATTGCTCAACGATAGCTTTCACCGTGAGGTTCATCTCGCGGACCATCGTGGCGGCTTCATTGAGACCGTTGTTGATCAAATAATAAGATCCAGGAATCAGAGTGTGGTAAAAAGGTCCCACCTTACGCTCTTGAATGTAGTGCGCGCCGGTGTTGAAAACTCCATAGTCCTGATAGAACTGAGCTGCAGAGTAATAAAAATTGGACGCAGCCAACACGTCATGACAGCGGTTCGTATAGCGCTGAAGCCAGAGATGCACTTCCGGCCGGTCGTTGATGTCCTCGTTTGATGTCGCGAAGCGGATCCATGGTCGCGAAGACGAAGTATTCCCCTCGAGAAAACCCGCCGCGAAAGAGCGCAAGGCTAAAAGATGCGTGGCGTCAACTATGTGACGGTTATTCCGCAGTCCCTCGAGCTGGCCGTTGCCGACCATAAATTTGATGCGGTGAGGAGCGGCCCATTTCCCGAGGTCGATCCAATCCCCTTGCGCGCGCAAAAAGCGCTGCTTGGCGAGATTGCGCAAATATTCACAGCGCTGTTTTGAGATCGGTGGATGATTGCGATCGCCGCCTTTTGGCTGCTCATCGACTTTTTTATAATTGTCATTTGGTGAGGAATCGTTCATAAACCTAAGAAATCCTTACTGCCGCCCATATTGAAACCGGGTCCGAGCGCTGTAGGTGTGGCCGTGGTCATATTGATTCCCGATGTCGCGGCTGCTGTTCGAGTCGCAGCGCCGGCGTTGTTTGACGACAACACGTCCGCTTGCTGGCGATTCCACTGCTGTTGAGTGATGAGCTGTTGCGCCTGCGCTTGAGCGTAACTAAATTGGTCTTTGGCGAGGTTGAGCGACGCGCGCGATTGATTGCGGCCGGTGACTTCTCCCGCCGCCTCGTCCATCCATTTAAACTCGCCGCCTTGATTTGTCCATTTGCCGTTATTGTCGAAACCGTAGAAGTTTCCAATAGCTTGCACACCCTTACTGACGAAACTACCAACGTCCGAAAAGGAGCTGCTTACAGATTTACCAATGTCATCGAAAAGACCCATCTATGAAGTCCCTCACACTTAACGGTGACCCTTCTGCAGAAGACAGTAAAGTCTAAAGTTAAAATTAATGATCTGTCAAAAAATTCTTGACTTTAGTCGTACAAATTAGAGTAGGTGACGTCGTCGATATCATAAAGATCGGTCACGTCGTGCTCCGGCATCTTGTACGCCGACTGCCCCGTGAGCAAGTGATTGCCGTCAGCATCGGTCACAACCGCGTTCTCCGGAAGCCTGTCGGTCACCTGCATGGCGCACGTTAGCACGAGAGCGTCGGCGATGTCTGGTGACTGACCAACTCGGTCCTTGATGTCCACCTTAGGTTCGACGGTTTTTTTCATCGTCACCTTATGTCTGGATCCTCTAGCCCAAGTGAGCTGCTTCGCTGTGATCTCCAAATCATCCGGATCCCTAGTCGTCAGCACGCCGCCTTCTATGAGCAATTTATTGAGCTCGTGGTACATCTGCGCGCGGATATTTGCGTACTCAGAATCCTTCGACTCCGGCGTGTCGGTCGGTTTGTTGGCGAACGAAATTAAAAACCAACTTGTCTTCCCGGCGTTTTGCGCCATCGAATAAATTCCAGTTCCCTCTCCTTGATCGATAAAAACAGCGTCGGCCCCAATGTCCTTCTCATAGTGACAAAGCTTTTGAAAAGTGAGCGTGTGATTTTCTTTTTGCGACCGATCGAGTTTATATTTCTCGAGCACGCAAAGATGGTGCCCCTGCCGCATGGCAATTACCGTCTCGTCGCCGCCCTGCCAAGCCGGGTCGCAGGTCAAGAGACAAGGAAGGCTTGCCACTGTTCCGGCGTCAAAATGTTTTCCTCGCTCAATAGCAGCCGAGACATTTTCGGTTGAAATGATGGAGTCTTTCGCTGTTTTTCTCGGCAGTCCTCGCACGCGCACTCTAAAATCATCATGGTCTTCGTTACCGTTACATTCACGGAGCAAATCATCAATCCAGCTTTTATCCATGTGGCCCAAGGTACGGGTATCGATTCGCTTGGAATGCCACAAAGGTGATGACATGAGCTGCTCGAATTTAGAGGTAGGGTCGTCGGAGTTGCCAAACGCCATCCAAATTTTGATGGTAAGCGTGTCTCCGAAGGCTCCATTTGCGTATTCGAATATTTTAGCCGGAATGCCTGGCGCTTCCTCAAACACATAAGATACAGCTCGCCCTTTGTTGTGAAGCCCAGAAATAGCTGCGGGGGCTTCCTCGGACCAAGTGAAGGTGTCCGTCCGCCATGTGGACGCAAACTTTGGATTGCGCGCTTTAATAGACGTCCCAAACTTCTCAAAAAACACCTCCGAATACCGAGCGTTTCTAAACCAAATGTCGTACTCAGGCCACACGGTCGCCTTCATTTGAGGGTCAGTGTTGGCTGTGATCCTGGCCCTGAGCTGCTGCGTGTACATGAGCATTAAAATTGTCATCGCGCCAAAGGCCGTCTTTGCGGCCCCGTTGCCTGACGAGATGATCAGCCGGTAAAGTTCATAACGCGTTTCAGGATTGGTCAAGTGTTTAGAGAGCTTCTCCCACTCCTCCATTTGCCAGTCGTAGGGGGCCATGGCCTCGAGCTCGTGCCCCTTTTGTCCGAACGGAAAGATATGGTAAACCAAGCGGCAAAAGTCATAGCGATTTTTATTTAGTCCGGCTTTGAACGCCGCCAAGTCATCTGGATTAATTTGCGCCATCAATGGTCCACGGTTTTAAGGGTTTCGTCCAAGTCCTTTTTCTCGCATTCACTTTCAAGTAGGTCCGCCAGATCCCTAAGCGTCTCGATAAACATACGATTTGTCCAAAAGTCAAACTCCCGGCCCTCGAGCAAAACCAAGGTGAGAGTGACGGTCTTGTCGTCCGCTAAGTCGCTCATACTCCCCACTTCTCAAGCTCTTTGTCCCACACGAAATATTGCCAATGGCGGAATGCGGACCACCACTCAAGCGCTTGTTTATACGTCCAGCCCTCATAGCGCATTTTGATGACCGCGCCCACAAAACCGGTGCGATCTTGACCATGCTCACAGTGAATAAATGTAGGCATTCCATCGGCCACTAATTTTAAAATTTTATCGACGTAGTCTTTGTCCGGAGCTTGGATCGCCGACATCGGCATATTGTACTCTGCCATTCCAAACTCACAGGGGAACTGGAACATGACGCTGTCGCGCTCATTCTCGTAAACTTTTAGAGCCTGATAGACTCCAGCCTCAAGAGAAATAATCCGCTTGATCCCCTCAGCCCTAAGGTCGGCCAAATTTGCCGGCCGAGGCCCTCCCCACACTTTATAGTGCTCGGAAATGATCACTTATCCGCCACGTCTTTGCAGTCTTTAAACCTGGCCGTAATCCCCTTGATGTCGGTCTTCTCTCCCCTGACCAATTTACTCATCACCGATTGGTCCATCCCCAATTCCTTGGCCGCTCGATTCCCCGACGGATATTCCGTCTCGATCCCATCCTTCACCACTACTACCGGTTTCGCCTTCGCCATGCTCAACTACCTCCCTTGAAGCCATTAGTTTCAATCGTTCCTCGGCTCTATTATTAGATTCAAGTAAAACCTCTTTCATATTCTCAGTCACGTCATGCGTCACAACCGTAGTCTTTTTAAATACATTCTTCTCCGGCCCCAGCATCTCATTGGCTTTCATCTTGTCCCATAATTCAAAGTCAATAATTTGACCGGTGACAATTCTCATCCCGTTGGCGTCTTCTCCATAAATATTCTTTACCTTCATTTTTTTTATCGCGCGCCGAACTTCCGGTCTGATCTCGCGCAAATGTGTCTTCCACGAGCCGTCTGGATTTTGAAACTCCACCGGGTCGACGTCAGCGATCTCTTTGACTCTCTCGACCACGTCGTGTGAGTCATAGCCGTACTTTATTATCGCACGTTGCGTGATGGCCTCAATGCAGGAGTGTATGTCCGGCCGCGACCTCCAGTAAGCCCCCGACCCGCTAAGCCCCGACTCTCTCTGCGCCTGGGACGCATTCCGACAAGTGCAATATGCCAATATGAACCGCAGAATCTTCTCACTCTTAAAGTGCTCAGGAATTAAATAAGTCTTAAAGATGAGCCTCACGTCATCGTCTTTAAGCCTAGGATCCTCCTCAACCATCACCGGGTCTGGATTGCCAAATGGCATCTCCCTATTGTTCTGAAACGGCGGTTTTGGAAAAGGTTTACTCTCCGACATATATATATAGAGTGACCTAACTAAAATCCGTGTCAAGTCTGGACTCCTCAATCGCCGCTACAATGTTAATCTGTTACAATGACATACCTATTTGCTTGGCTCATTGCTGATTTTATCTCTGGAGTGGTGCACTGGTGGGAAGACAGATCCTCCACCACCAATTCCAGTATCGCTTTTCTCAATCAAGTCCGCCTCGACAATGAACGCCATCACAAAATGCCGGGCTATCTGACGCGCTACTCGTGGTGGTCCAATATCAACACCACAGCGCCCTTCGCATGGACCGCCGCAGTCATTTCTTTTTTCCTCGGCGCGCCTGACCTCATGTGGCTCGTCCTCTTTTTCCTAGGCTTTGGAAATCTCGTCCACCGCTGGGCTCATGATTCTAAATCGCGCCGCCCTTATATAGTGCGAGTGCTACAAGCCATTGGCCTACTGATCTCAGAGAATCATCACGCCGGTCATCACTTCGAAGGTGTTCATTTGGTTAAGCGCGAGGAGAGCCGTTATAGATTTTGCGTTATGTCGAATTGGCTGAATCCGTGGTTAGATGCTGTAGATTTTTGGGGAAAACTTGAGAGACTTCTACATTGTATATCTGGTAAAAAATTATAAAATTTTATACATTGTATATAGTTGAAAATATTTATCAAAATTTTCCCATAATTTTATACATTGTATATAGTTGAAAATGTTTATCAAAATTTGCCTAGGTGTGGGGATGGACCTTATAAAGATTTTCCGGATCGCGTTTTTTGCTCCAGGGGGTGGCCGTTTTGTTTTCGGTTTCTCATTTTCTACATTGTATTGCGGACGTAAAAAACCCCGACGTCGCCGACGCCGAGGCTTACAGCTCGAAAGGATACGAGCCGATTCTATTTACATTTGGAATAGCACGTCTGATACGAGGCGAGAAGCGGCGAACAGATCCGCTCACATCGCATTAAATCATCCGCGGTTTTAAAACTAGTGCACCCGAACATAAGGACTAAGACGAATGCGCTCAATAGCGAGGCTATTAGGACGTGGGAAATACTCACGGTCCCGTATCGCATAGCATCCATGCGTCCCCGCCGGTGATCCAATGGATGAGACACGTTTCGCCGTCGTCGTTCTTTTCAATTGCCACGCGGTCTAATACAAAATGCTGAAACAATCCGGTGATTACCACGAGCGTAAAAATTAAAATATAGCGTCTCATTATTTGCGCTTCCACGAGCAATTGCCGGACTTGGCCTTGCAATTATAAGTGACCTCTTTCCATTGGTACACGGCGGCCGCTTTCCCGTCCTCAGTCATTGCATTTTTAATGGGTTTACCCTGTTCAATCTCGTGGTCGATAGCGAGGCGTTGCGCCTCCATTGCTGAGATTACCTTGGTCGTACCCTTAACGCGGAACTTGGCTACGCCCGAATCATCGTCCATGGTGACCGACGCGTGAGCGTGACCTGAGATTACGAGAAGCATTGAGATTACGAGGCCGATAATACCGGCGGTTAACTTAGACATAGTGCATCCTTTGTTGACTTAGGAGAATTCCTAGAGTCGGTACAGTTGAGCATGCTAATATCGTGCCGCGTTAAAATCAATATACATTGTTTTAAAACCTTATACATTGTAGAACTTTTATACATTGTAGACGTTAATTATAATCCGCGAGGCTTATTTATGATTATACATTGTATAAATTGCCAAATGATGATTTTAAAATTGAAATACATTGTATGATTTTAGAGAATTTGCTACCAATTTGAGAAATTATCTACAATTTTATGTTGGTGGAAAATTTTTTACCTAACAAATTATTTTGCCAAATCAAATGAGCGCCGCGTTATGCTATTGACAATCTTTCTCACCAAATGTTAACATGTGGGAGTTATCTCCACCGCAGGAGGCGAGCGCAGCCTTCAGCAAGCTTCGTCCGCCCTCTGTGCTGTAGATACGGGCACCCACTAGTTAGGCAGCGCGTCAAACAATAAAAATACAATGTAACACCACTTGACAGCCCAATCTACATTGTATTACTCAGTCACAATGGAAGAAACGCAATACATTGTTTATAGTGAAGCGAGCGTGGTATGAAGCTTGAGCGGATCCCAATGAATCTGCTGTTCGCCGTCATGTGCGAGGGATGCCGCCTTAAGATCCACAATACAATAGTGCGCTGTCAGAACTTGGGCGTGAAGGTGCACGAGGTGGAGCTGTGCGCTTACTGTGAGGATAGGTTGCGGCCGAAGGCATTGGAAGAGGACTTTAAACTGGAGGTGCAGGATGATGAGAGCGATGATAATTAGCGGAAGTGTCGGGCTTATGACCGTCATGGTTTTATGTTGGCTATTGGCGCAAGGCTTGATTGCCGTGGGATGGGCGCTATGAAGAAAACAATTGAGGATATAAATAAAATGTATTTTGAAGCGATAGCGATTGAGAAACAAATGAATACTAAAAGTGAGATGGAGGCTTTAGCCGGCGACGTGGTTTCGAGCCGCCGCATTCGTAATGAATGGTACTTACTGGAAGATAAGTTAAAAGAAAAGCTTCGCGCCATTTGTTCGGAGGATTTTATTTTAATGACCAAACCGAAACTAATTAAGTTCTTAGTGCTTTGCTGTTCACATCGACCTGTCGAGCCGGTTTGGGTTTTAACAGATATTTCAATTCAATATAAGGAGATTTACCCGTGCGAGAAGTCAGTCAAGCCGTCGTAGAATACCGGCAAGAGATGAAAACCAAGAGAGCTTTGGAGACGATTGCGTTTTTGAAGGGATTGAAGCCTGGGACCGTGCTTTATCAGTCGTGGGGTTATGACCAAACCAACGTCGACTTCTATGAGGTGGTGGAGGTCAGAAACAGCACGGTTTGGCTTCAGGAAATTGGATGTAAGACCGTTGAGGGGTCGGAAGGTAGAGATTGTGACTACGTGATGCCGGACGCATCGGTGAAGGTTAAAGAGCCGTTTAAAAAGATAGTTCGCTCGCCGTGGATTGCAATGACAAGTTATTCATCGCTCACGCTTTGGAATGGCGAGAAGAAATATAGGAGTTGGTATGCCTAGGAAAATAGGAGCTCTGCACGTCACGCGGATCAAGAGGCCGTTTGTTAACGGCGCGCATATTCATTTTAAAGGCAAGGTGCGAATTGAGGTCACTTCATATTGGGGCGATTCGATCAACATTCGAGTGTACCGGAAAAATAAATGCATCTCTGACGCGAGGGTTTACATAAAATGAAGGGTAAAGCACATTCAATTCCGACGAATCACGTTCAATGGGTCAATGGCTTTAAAAGCAATATGCCGGACTGGCCGTCGGCTAGGAAATGCGCGATTGCGGACAAGATGCATTACACTTTAAGCCGCGTGCGCTCGATGATGTTCGCATTAGAGAGAGCCGAAAAAGAGCAGGATTGCAATGTGGTAATCAGCATGATGTTGGCGGATCCGTCGTGGAAGTCCGTCTTTGACTCGGTTTACGAGTGTGTGGACATTTGCGAGGGAATGATGCAAGACCGGATTGATGAGCATGTTTTAGAGATTAGGGGAGCGCCGGATTTTGTGAATTTGAAGACTGGCGAGGAGATTCACGTCAAGACGATGCCTGCGCCCACCGTTGAGAATCATCAATTGGATGCTTATCGGATTCCGTCGGAAAAATTGACAGGCGCGCCGACAACTGCCGTTGAGATGCGCGAGCGAATGCCTTCAGGATATGACCCTGATTACGATGCTAGAGTTGATAAAATTATGAAAAAATTTCCCAAACCGCCGGGCGTAAAATGATCAAATATCTAGTCTGCTGCACGGACCACCGAGAAGCGATCATAGTTTGCGCGACATTTTACTTCGAGGAAGAGGCGAAAGCATTCCTCGAGGAAAACCCGACATACTTTCTTTTGACGGTGGCGGTAAAATGAGCGACGAGAATCTATGCGTGTTCATGGGCCTCAGATGAATAAAATGTCAAAACCCCGCGGCGGCTGGACAACTCGTGAAGCGCCGAAGTGGATCCGGCCGCGCAAATATCCATGGCTTTTCGACATTAGAGACGGCGCTTATGGTCAGTGCGAAGCCTGCTCGAGAGTGGCTACGAAACTAGTTTATTACTTGGAGCGTGAGAACCAAGAATTTTTGTCGACTCTCGTTCTTTGTGCTGGACACGTTGGTTTGGTGCGCAATAATTGGTCGGATCTGTTTAAGGCAATCGATCTTAAAATAGACAGGGGAATGAAATGATGTGGCAATATATCACGGAAAAGTTAGATCTTGAAAAATGGAATCGCCTTGGTAGAGACGGATGGGAACTGGTTTCGGTCACTGAAGTTTTTAATAGTCAAGACGCTCAGACGGAAACTTGGGGATATTTTAAAAGGATTGCGGAATGAGACGCCGGCCGCCGTGGTTCAAAAAGAAAAGTTCAGTTGAAGCCGCGAAGGATTTTGTGGGCGTTAAAATCAGTATTCCCAATGAACAATATAAATTTTTATGCAAATTGTCGGAATCGACCATGCTGCCTCTTTCGAGATTGATTAGCTACGCCGTCGACAACGAGCGCGATTCGCGGACACCGTTTTATTATCCGGCCGCTGAGCCACAAACTATCTATGTGCCGCACGCCTATACCGACGAGGCGCAAAATATTTTCGCTTTCATTCAGCGTTTTCCGTCAGGTATCAGCCGGGACAATTTGCTGATTTTTCGAAGGCAATTTGGCGTGCCCAATAAATCAGTGGTGCTATTGGCTTTACGTGAATTACTGGAAATGAAATTGGTTTTCGAGACGGCCGTTAAGCCGCCAGGGCAGGTCTTTGAATTTGGTCCCGACCATAAATGGATTAGAGTTAAAACCAGGAACACGGACGTCATCGATAGAAAGCGAAAGAAGTTAGAACAGCAAAAAAATAAGATCAAAATGGCTGAAGAAAAATTGTCGGTTGAAGAATTTTTGGCTTATCGTGAAAAAGTCCCCGATGACGTGAGACAGAGAATTAATGAAAAATTGGAAAGAGATAAACAAGAAATAAGGAGCAAGTATGGCGGACCCGCTGGGAAGAAAACACACGACGATCCACAAACCGAAGAATAGACACCACGTCGACTCGATCTGTGATCACATTTTAACTCACGAAAAGACCGACTTCCACCACGGGAAGCGCAAGCCCTCGGCGCAACATGTCTATTTCGACGCCTTTGCCGTGATGTACGGGGTCGAGGAGGCTTGCAAAATGCTCGACGAGGCCAGAACTAAATGGGAGAAGTCATGAACGCCATGGACCTGCAGAAATTCTTAACTAAACACAAGATGGAATACAGCCAATTGGCCGATCTAATAGGTCTCACGCCGGCCGCGGTGAACCATTGGCTTACCGGCGCGCGTTCGATAGCGAAGCCATACGGTCGTTTACTAAGGCTTTTTGACCGCCATCCTCAACTCATGTCGGAGTTTCGCCAATGATTGACCGCATCAAAGTCGACGACGATGGGCGTCTGCTTTACGATAGTAATAAAAAGCAGGCCGGCGACGGCACTACCGCCGAGGGGGCTAAAACTTGTACAATCCCCCAGGACTCAGAGTTGGAACGGACGCCAACGGTGGGGCACTCTGCTGCGCCGGAGCTCATTGTTTACCGAGAATTCGACGATGGATCCGACGAGATAGGCGTTTTGACCTATGACACGCACGGGTTTTGGATTCACGTCGGGGATTTTGATTATTATCTTTGCTGGCCTCAGGCGAGAATATCGGACGTTCCATTTATGATTTTAGGGCAATTATGACAGTTGAACAACAGAGATATTTTGATTCAATATTGGACCGAATGCCTGAAAAACCAGGCTATGAAAAATGGGTTTGCGGGAGTCTTTTTCATTGCGATCCTGACATTCACCAAATGTTCGATGAATGCCCACAATGCCATCAACTTTTTCACCCGGAGACGGGTTATAAACTTAAAGATTCTATGGGAGAGTCGAAATGAGAGACGCAATCGGTACAAACAAAATATTCAAAGACCAAAAGCTTCGCATTGAAGGCGAACTAGCCGAGGTATTTGGCCCACAGCCCGGCTATGGTCGCGCCGATATTCCTTACCTCGCGTGTCGCGGAAACCCTGCGGCTATCAATGCGCAGGAGCGAGAGAAGTATACGATTGATGACGAGCCGTTTTATTATGCCAAGATGGGCGCGCTGGGTTACATCATTTCTCATAAAGACTTCAAGTTTACAGATCCTAAAGGGGAATCTGGAAAATGAAACTCCTCCTCGCTTTGGTCATGACCGCGCACGCCGGATGGTGGAGAGAATTTTGCACCAAACATTTAATCGCCGATGACCCTTACCAATTTGAGTCGACGCCGGTAGAATGGGTCAAAAATAGAATTGATTTTTTAGAAGTGCGGGAAAAGTGGAATGCTTTGACGCCCGACGAGGAAATAGAGCTTAGAATTATGCGAACTGAGTTGAAAAAGAGGTCTAACTCTCCCGGCCCTCGGCGTCCGTAATGGTGTACACTTTTCCGCCGGCCATTTGGTCAGGATTCTCAATCAATTTAACTTTTTCGCCGAGGTGACCTTGCAGCTCAATGAGGTGGAGCGCGTCCTCCGTGCGCGTTTTGGAGAGCGGATCGCCGCAGGTTTTGAAGTGTGCGACAATCGCGGCCCGGCTGGGGAATCGATTGGTTTCACGGACTTCCTGCACAAATTGGAAAACTCTTTCAATGTCGGTGAGTTTCTCTTGGGCTTCGCGTGCCTTCGCATCCGTCATATGCTTGCGGGTAAAGAGGAATCCGTCCCGCAGGATCAAAAATGGTTTGTTATAGAGTGGAGATCCATCGCTGAACTTATTCACATTGCAAAGCATCGCGCTTTGTTTTTCAGTGAGGGTTTCACCGCTCAATTCACTGTACTCCTGATCACTGATCGAACGCAGCGTTCGAGAGACCCTCGAGTGCGATGGCAGTCCGGTGCCGCCGCGACCGGCAAATTGCGTCATGTCCTTTTGCGAGCTGGCCTGTTTACCCATGTGGTTTATCATTTCAACACAGGCTCCGCTCCGTTCAGCCAATTCGGCCATAAATTTGGATACAGCTTTAGCCATATCGTTGAGAGCGGCCTCAGAGCCCCAGAAACTAGAGATCGGGTCGAAGACGATCATTTTAGGCTTGATCTCGTCGACCGCCACCATGATTTTTTCCATGGCGACGGCATTTGGCATTAAGAAATTGGTCATGCGGTCTTTGACAATTAAACATAAGTCGGAATCTTTTTTTATGTAGATTGATTCGAGGACTTTTTCGATCTTTTCGTTGAAGGCCGGGTTTTCTGTAAACCCCATTTGTTTGAGGATTTGGCCGAGCATCGCTTTAAGTTTTTTATCCGTGTCTTCGCCAGTAACAAATAAGGTTTTCCCCGGTGCCACACAATTAAATCCGAGGAAGCGCTCCCCAAGCGCGAGACACACAGCCTCAAAAAGTTTAAGCGTTGTCTTTCCTGTGCCGCCGTCAGCGGTGGTGATGTGAATATCCTCAGTCGACCAGTCCTGAAAGAGCTGCATTTTTTTGAGTTTGGTGTGGTCAAACAATTCCTCCCTTGTAGTTTTGAGCGGCATCCAAGACGGTCCGCGGGGATCTGGGATAGGTAAATGAGCCACCGGCGGTTGTGCGTTAAACGGATCGTTTATGGGCTTTTTGCCCCCGCCGGCGAGCCCAGAATCAATCGTTGCTTTTGCCTCGTATCCTACAATTCCGCAAGCTTGGGCAGAGCGCATCAAAGCGTCGAAAACGTATTCCCTGGTGATTGAACCGCTTGCAACTAGCTGGCCGAGCTTGAAGGCTTCCGTGTTGAGCGTGTGATTTCTCTCTCCCACCGGGGCATCTCGGATAATGTCGAGGGATCTTTGAATAAGTCCCGCTGCAATTTCCGGAGAGACCCGGATCGTTGACGTGATCTGCCCGACGGCGGGAGCTTGTGTCGCGAGACAGGAGCTTGTGAACCATGGCGGTGGATCTGCCAACGGTTTATTGATTTCGCTTCCATACCATATGATGTAGCCGCCATCACCGCGCGCATCAAGACCTGCTGCGAACTTAGTGCGATTCCCGTATCGTTGTCCGTCGGCGGGATATTTATAGATGTAGTGAGCCCCACCGGAAGGTGTTCGCTGAGTTGGGGTGTCGGGCAGTTCTTTTCCTTTGATCGTTTCATATCCATTTCCTTTCACATCCACATCTAAAACCAAAATTCCATTGGCGGGACCTGTCGGAACTCCCCAATGCGTGAGCTTTCCGCGGAATAGATCGGCCCACATCCGATGCACTTCCGGATCGGCGGACGCGTCGGCCTGCCAATTCTTAATGAGCGGCACTTTTCCAGCCGCGGGGAATATTTTAAAGCTCAAGGCCAAATGGTCTTTTTAAATTCATCGACCGACGTCACAATGCCGGCGATCCCGCCAGCGGCTTTCACCCAAGATACGAAAGCAAGCTGCGCATGAAAGCGTTTATCTTTTTTATGATCAGGTTTTTTAACTTCGATAGCGGTGAAAACAGCGATCGTTTGGCCGACCATTTCTGGGGTGATTTTAACTTGTCGGAATCCGATGAGATCTGAGGACTTAAAGGTGTCGCCGTGCTTTTTTGAGACGTTCCCCAGGCCGAAGAAAACCCAGCGTCCTGTCGCATCTTTGAGCGCGCCTGAGTTATTGCGCATAAGCTGGCATCCATAGAACGGGCCTTCGATTTGGATTCTTTGCTGGATTTCTGATTCATCCATTCCTCCCCCTTTAAAAATCCCCGGCCCAATCGCTACAGCCGGGGATAAAATTTATTTGCCGTCCTTATCGCTGTCTTTCCAAGCTTTGGACTTTTTCATTTTCTTTTTCTTCTTCTTTTTTGCCATGATTGATCACCTCCTCCGCTCCCAGCGTGACAGTAGAGCCTGTAGTTGGTCAATTGACTCCAACATTTCGGCCCTCGTTTGGCTAAGTGCTTCAGTGATCGTCATTTCAAATTGGAGATAAAAAAGCTTGTGAATGTAGCGGTCGGAGTATCCGCTGTGTTTCTGGACTCCGGCCCATTTGGCGATGATATCGACTAGATCTTTTTGCGTATCTATGCGCTCCTGCTGAGCTTTTAAAGCCTTTTTCGCGGCGGCAGGTCCGGCGGCTAGGCTCACCCGCTTGGCCAGCCGGCCGGGGTCCTCGAGCTGAGCTTTCGCCGCCAGTTCATGAAGGGTTTCGGGATCGACCAGTTCAAGGTCTCCATCAACCAGGATGGGAGGGACGCGCCCACCGCCGCCGCCTGAACCCCGGAAAGCTTCCTCTCCACACCAAGGGCACGCGGTGAGCGCACGGTCGTAAGGTGAATTACATTCTATATTTGAGCAAATGCGTATGAAATTGGTTTTGTCGCGCTTCTTGACAATCCGGTCTAGAGTCCATTCCCTGGAACTGTCCGGAAGTCCGTGCTCGGTGACATTACCGACGTGATCGATTAAAATTAAATACTTTTTATCGGGCGCAGGTCTGAGGCCGCGGCCGCACATTTGCAAATATTTGGCGGTGGACATGGTCGGGCGTCCCATGCCGACGCACTCAATGCCGGGGACGTCTAGACCCTCGTCGAAAAGATCGATATTCAATAAAACTTTGATGCGCTTATTTTGGAAGTCGAGCATCCCGTCGAGCCGCTCTTTATCCGTCGACTGCGCGGTCAAGAGTTTCGCAGGGATGCCGGCCGACTTGAATTTGGTTTCGGTGAGATTTCCGGTCAGCATGTCGGTCACAAAATAAATCGCCTGTTTTCCGAGAGCAAACTTTTGATAGTTCGCCACCATGTCGCCGACGATCGCGGACTTTTGCGAAGCCTCGGTCATCGCTTCTTTCGAGTAGTCCGTCCCGTTTGAGGCCCGTCGGAGGAAACTTTTATAGTCACTTTGTGGGATTGCGATTTTATATTTACAGAGAAATTGATTCTCAATTCCCCATCGGGTAGAAGGCCCTTCAACCATGACGTCGAAGACCCCGTCAGCATGTCGGCCAAGTCCTCTTTTATCAAGCCGGCGAGGTGTCGCCGTAACTCCAAGTCCGATTGCGTTGGGAAAAGCATCGATAGCCCGTCCCCACTTATTATTCTTAAGGAGGTGCGCCGCTTCGTCTGTGATCCAGAGCCGGATTTTTTTCGCCCACGCTTCATAGTTACGCCCCCGCGCATTGAGAGTGTCGACCGAGACCACCGTGACGATCCCGTTGAAGTCATAAAAAGACTTCTTTAAAACCCGCCTTTGCGCGGCGATGATTCCGGAGATCACAGGCTTTGGAGCTATTATATTGTGAATTATCCCTTCCTCGGCAAGTGTGAGGCTGATCTGCTGGACCAATTCTTTGCGGTGGACGAGAATGGCGGTGGGCGTTTTATCGAGAGATCCAACAGCCATTTCATTGGCTATCGTACAGAAAAGACGAGTCTTTCCCATTCCTGTCGGAAGCTGGGCCAGGACGTTTTTATGTCCAGCCCGCCACTCGTCATAGATCTCATTTTTTAGATCGACCTGATAAGGTCTCAAAACCGTTGCCATTTGACAGATCGTGAACCTTTCACCGGAAAGCTGTCAAACTTATTTAATTATTTAATTGATTATTTAATTCCTCGTGCTATTTCTACTGATCACAGAGGAGATAAAACAATGTTTAAAATTTTGATTCAGGGGCGAACGATCGAAGAACTGAGAGCTAATTACGAGCTTTTCAATAACGAGTTGAATCGAAGGGTTTCAATTTCAAATCCGCTAATTCCTGAGCCTGCTATGTTGGATGAGGAGGAGCAAGAGGATTTTTTGACCGAAGCCGCGGCGCAGCCGAGCTCGCCGACAATTCCCCTTGGCCTGCCAGCGGAGTCCGAATCGATGTCAGCCGTTTCAAAAAATGATATTGATTCCAAAGGAATGCCGTGGGATGCGCGAATTCACGCGAGCAGCAGAGCGGTCACAGCCAAGGGATCTTGGCGCTATCGCCGTAATGTTGAGGACTCGACTATATATAAAGTGGAGCAAGAGTTGATCGCGGCACTCAAAGGCGCGCCGGTGACACTTCCACCGACTCCGGCAATACCAGCAGCGCCTATTCATCACGTCGCAGTCTCCCCCGCGCAAGCTCCTGTTCAGCAAGTCGTCCCTTCCGTGCCCGTCGTGCCTCCTGCCCCTGTCGCTCCCCCACAAATGCCGCGGCCTGAACCAGCGCTCCCAAGCGCCCACACGGTAGAGACTTTTAAAAAGCTTCTCGTGCCGACGCTTGCTGACCTGGTGAAAAAGGGCAAGTTGACTCAAGAGTACGTGAACCAATTGACCCAGCATTTCGGCGTCGACGCCATTCACAAAGTCAATGATCAGCAGGCCGAAGAGATGTTCCACAATTTTATCCAATACGGAATGATTGCGAAGGCTGAATAATGGCCATCGTCGATGTGACCGCACTTTGCTTGCAAGAGATTCTCAGGAGAGATTCTATACCTCTTGTTGAAGTGATTAAACGTCGCCCGGTAACACCGCGAGATTTTAAATTGGCAGGTCCTCCGGGATCTCCTGTTTTTAGCAGGGTCTGGATCACATCGCACGATTTAGCTAATTGCCTTTTGAAATTGAAAAAGGGCATTGATGATTTTGGCGACGATATGATTGCAGCGACCAATAAGATGGAAGCTCTATTTAAGGATGACTTATGAAAGCCCTTGAGATCCGTTGCTCAAATTTAGCCCGTCCAATGACCTGCGCGGGCTTTTTATCTTTCGAGAATCTGCCGGAATTTGAAAGCGGACCGGCCGCGGCTGAAGGTACGGCCGCGGGAGAGCTCTTAGAGCGGATGCTTCTGGGGCAGGATATTCCGAAGCAGGCGCGTAACGGAGTTTATTTTAACGACGAGATGGAATTTTATCTCAAACCGATCGTTGAGGAAATCAATGGCAACAGACAGTCAGAAGTTTTATGTGAGCAAAGAATTGATTGGATCTCGTCTTCTGGTGTGCGGATTCGAGGGAGCTACGATATATCTTTTATTCGGAACGGATGTTTATACATTGACGATCTCAAGTACGGATGGGGAATCGTTGAAGTTAAGGACAATTGGCAGTTATTGGGATACGCAATCGGTGAGGTCATTCGCCGAGCTATTAGTTTCGAAAAAATTATTCTCAGGATCCATCAGCCGAGACCTCATCATGAGGATGGGTCTACTCGTGAATGGGCCTTATCATACGCTGAACTTCTTGCTCACAAAGCGAAAATCGACGATCGTTTACAGCAAATCGTCAGTGGCTATCGTCTCCTTGAAACCGGAAAACAGTGCAAATATTGCTCTGCTTCTGCCGAGGCTTGCCCGGCTTTCAATCGCCTTTTTTATCGCGCTCTGGAAGTTAGCTACGACTTTGTTCAAGACCAAATTGATGAAAAGGAATTGGCGCGGCAACTAGACCAAGCCGAGCGTGCTGCAGAAGTCATCAAAATTAAAATGGACTCACTTTCCCAGCTCGCCACTATGCGAATCAAGTCTGGAAAACTCATTCCCGGCTACGTTACCGAGGAGCGCTATAGCGACCGCAAATGGAAAGACGGAATCACGCCGGACGTGATTGAAGTTTTAACGGGTAAAAAAATAATCGAGCAGGTCATGCTCTCGCCGGCCAAGGCTGAGAAGGCCGGCATCGATAAGAAATTCGTAAACTCTTTGGTTGACAGGCAGTTCCTCGGTCAAAAGATAGTGAAGAAAGATTCGAGTCAACTCGCAGATAAAATCTTTGGAACAGGAGCGCCGAGCCGATGAGTGATCAACAGCCTGACCCGCACGCGTGCATTTTTCACAACCGTCTGCGGGCGCTTCAGGTTTTTAGAATTCAGGATTCGCAAACTAAGGCATGGTTTCAATACGGACTCTGCCCAATTTGCGCGAACAGATTGAAAAAGCAAGAGAGCTTCAAGAAGGACATAAGCGACCGACTTGAAGAAATTTTAGAACAAAGTAAAAAGAAACAGGAGATGAAAAATGCTCGGAAAGTTTGAACTACTCCCATACGATTCGTCCTCTCAAGCGCTGTCGAATTCGGCTTTACAAAAGGTCGATGATGTACGCGCATTCATTGAGACCAATATCAAACCAGGGCGCGAAGCGAGTCTAGCAATGACTAAAGTTGAAGAATGTTTTATGTGGATCGGAAAAGCGATTCGCAATGATCAATACGAACGTCAGTTCAAAAAGGAGGAATAAATGGCCAGCGAAGGTAAATTAGTAATAGTTCAGGGGCGCATGGTTTGGGCTTCAGGTGACCTTTTCAAAGGAAAAGGTCAAACAATTTTCGGCACTAATCAGCCGTCGATTGACCCGAAGACCGGAGAGCAGAGCATTCAGTACGGCTTTGGATTGTCAGTGCCGAAAAGTGAGTTGGCCGATCCCAATCGCGCCGGAGCTCTGTGGAATGCGATGCACGAGGAAGCTTTCACAATGTTTCCCTCACGTCAGATTCCGCCCAACTTTGCGATGAAATATAAAGACGGAGATAATGACGTCGACGACCAAGGGCGTCCGTACAGCGCGCGTGAAGGCTACGCCGGATGTATCGTTTTTGCCATGACCACAAACCTTCCTATCCGTTGGTTTCGCTGGGAGAATGGTCAAAATGTTCAGGTCATCGACGGAATTAAATGCGGCGACTATGTGAACGTGCAAGTCAATATCAAAGCGCATGGTCCAGGTCAAAAAGGCGGCAAAGCGGGTCTTTATTTAAACCCCATGTCAGTTCAACTTGTGGCCCCCGGAAAAGAGATCATCAACGCTCCCACCGGCGATCAAGTCTTTGGCTTGGCGGCTCCCGCGGCCCCGCCCAATTATGTTCCGCCTCCCGCTCCTACGATGCCTCCGGTCTCCAGTATGCCTGCACCGGCCGCGCCGCCCGCAGCTCCGGCACCTCACCACGCCGTCTTACCGCCAGCCTTCCAGCCGCCTCCAGGTGGTCAGGCCGCGCAGTATCCTCCGGCACCTGTGGCACCTCTTCCCGTAGCTCCAGGCTTTCCGCCTCCTGCGCCGGCTCATCCTGCGCATCCGGGCATGGCCGCGGCATATCCTCCACCTGTCACACCGGGATTTCCGGCGGTTCCTAGATAATGAATTATTACCCTTGGGATCTTGAAACCTACTTGAACTGCTTCCTCTTCGCGGGGAAGTTTTTCGGTAGGCCAGAGGTCCACGTTTTTGAAATATCCAGCCGGCGCAACGACCGAGATCAGTTGTTGCAATGGCTTGGATACCTTCAAACTCTCGGGGTCCACATGGTCGGATACAATTCCCTTGGATTCGACTATCCTATTTTGCATCAACTCTTGACCGAGCCGTACACCTTCGACGCTCTCAAGGCACACGCAAAAGCTCAGGCGATTATCGGACATGATTATGGCGTCAATCCTCACATGATTGGAATCCGTGATCGGATCATTCCGCAGATCGATTTGGTAAAAGTAAACCACTTCGACAACCGGACGAAGCGAACATCGCTGAAGGCTCTCCAGTTTGCAATGCGCTCAGAGAGCGTAGAAGATTTACCGTTCGATCCTATGAAAGAATTGAATTCAGAACAGATGGACGTGCTTCGCAGCTACAACGTCCACGATATCACCGAGACTGAAAAGTTTTTAGTCAAATGCATTCCCATGATCGAAATGCGAAAGGATTTGTTAGACAATGGAATTCTCACAGGAGACGTACTCAATTACTCCGACGTCAAAATCGGAACCGAGTATCTTATTGGAAAAATTGGACGGCAAAAATGTTTTATCGCACCTGGAAAACCGCGACAATCCCTCCGAACTAGCGTCAATTTTCGCGAAATTATACTGCCGAAAATTGAATTCCAGACGGAAGCTTTCAGAGAAGTCCTCACCTGGTTTAAAGATCAAACTATATGGATGGGTAAATCAGAGCGCCCAAAGCTTAAGCGATCTCTTGGACAGCTCCTATTTGATTTTGGCGTGGGGGGTGTGCACGCCTCCGTCGAGAATAAAAGATATGAAACTAATGAGGAGTCGGTCATTTTGGACGTCGACGTCGGTGGTATGTATCCTTCTATTGCTGTGGCCAATAACTTTGCTCCAGAGCATCTTGGTCAAGCTTTTGCACAAGCTTATCGTCAACTTCAAGCCGATCGAAAGCAGTATCCGAAAGGCTCAATGATGAATTTGGTTCTAAAACTCGCCAATAACGGCGTGTTTGGGAATTCGAATAACGAGTACAGTCCCTTCTATGACCCAAAATTCACTTTTAGCATTACCATTAATGGCCAACTTCAGCTTCTCCAACTGGCGGAATATTTCAGCCTTATCCCTGGAGTTGAATTGATTCAGGCCAATACGGACGGTATCACAGCCTTGGTTCCCAAGAAGGTTGAGCCATTCTTTCATTTTTGGTGTGGCGAATGGGAGACTGCCACGGGTCTCAAACTTGAACATGCCGTCTATGATCGCATGTGGATCCGCGACGTCAATAATTACATCGCTATCGACACCAAAGGTAAAATCAAACGCAAAGGGGCCTACTGGTACCCGCTCACCGACGAGGATTATCATGGATCAAGCGGCTCCAATTGGAACAAAGATTTCTCAAACTTGGCTGCTCAACGAGGCGTGGAAGCTTGCCTTTTGCACGGTTATCGCCCGGAAGACATTATTAGAACTTTCTCGAACCCGTTCGACTTTATGCTCAGATATAAAACCCCTGCCGGAGCCAAAGTCTACATCGGAGAGCGCGAGCAATTAAAAACCGTCCGCTATTACGTGTCGACGGCCGGGCAGCCGATGAAAAAGATTGCCATGCCAAAGGGAATCATTGGTCAATTCAAGCGTAAAAATGGGATTACAGATGAGATGTGGGCGAAGCGTGGTGAAGCGTGGGATCCTGCATTTCACACCAAGAACAAGTCGCGTTACGAGATGGCCGAAACCGCTGTTGAGAGCGGATGGTTGATCAAAGAATGCAATAAAGCTTCAGATTTTTCTTGGCAGGACGTCGACTATCGATACTATGAAAAAGAAGTCAGCAAGCTGCTGATCGGAGAGGACCATGCAACTCACATTCTCTGAGCACGAGAACCTGGTGCTTAAAATTTTAGGCAAGCGTCGAATGACGATCGAGGAGATCTCTGAGGAATTTTATCATTCTCGACAGCTTCCTTCAGAGTCGCGCAATTACGTCGCCGGCGTCATCCGTCGAATTGAAAGAAAATGTGACAGGTTGAAGTTAGAATGGACATTGCACGGTAAAGGGGTGGGTCGTGGAGGAAGAACAATCTGGCGGGGAAAACGTACTAGTCTTAAAAAAGAATCCGACAACGGGATTGGACAATCTGATTCCGATCGCGCGTAGATTTGAAAAAGAGCTCGCCGATACCTGCAATCGAAAGTTTAAAGGCGGCGGCGTTCAGGCCGCAATCGTCGGAACCATATTGCTCCGAGACATTATGATCTCTTTGACCAAAAAAATTCATAAACCCGGATCCGCGGAAGGCCGCGAATACATTGAAAAGGTTTACGAATCGACCAAAAAAGACGCTTTATTGGATTGGGACAATTTATGCAAATAAAAATCGGCCAGTTGGTCCACTATTATCAGCGCCTTCAAATGGACGAGTTGGACAAGCTTCCGCGGCCGGCGCATATCACCAATCTGCCGCCAATTAAAAGCGCTATGGATGGACCTTGGGTCGGCCTGTGCATCATGAACCCCAACGGTCATTCCTTTGGACTTTATCCCTATTCTGAGACGCCCAAACCCGGTTACTGGACCTTGCCGCCTAAAGATTGACAAGTTAGGTTTTTGACTTAACCCTTAAAGGTATGGATGCACTCATGGAAAGAGTGTTGAATGAAAGAATCAGGATTCTTAAAGCGAGGCTCGATGTCGCGACCGAACAGCGGAATCGTTTTGCCAAAAACTACCATGAGGTTTCTAAGATCCCTCACCAGGAGCGCCGTGAGATCATACTCGATTGTGATGCTGAAATTGAGCGAGCCGGTGAGTCTGAAATTATTAGAGAAGACGATTGATTTTGTCTGGAGTACGGTCTTAATATTGGTCCTGGTTTATATTTCATCTTATTTTTTCTAGGGGGAAAAATGTTTAAACTTCACATTCAAGGGATTATCGCTTCATTGGCTTCCGCCACACCTGCCGACGTATTCACGGGCAGCTCTGGACTTTACCCTTTCCCCGCGTCAGCGCTTGCAACGACCATTGTATCCGGAAGCGCCAGTGACACTGCGGCCGGCACAGGAGCTAGAACCTGTAAGGTGAGTGGTCTTGACGCCAATTTTATGGAGATCGCAGAGATCGTCAATCTGAGCGGCGCGACACCTGTCAATTTGGTGAATTCATATTTGCGCATTAATAAAGTGGAAGTTTTGACCGCCGGATCCGACGGCACCAATGATGGAATTATCTCCGTGAAGCAGTCGTCGACGGTTGTCGCGGCGATCGCGGTCAGCGCCGGCCGCTCGCAAATGGCTGTTTACACGGCAAGCGCAAGCCGCGCGGCCACTGCGCTTAAGAAACTTTTCGTTGCTTGCACCAATCAAGTCGCCGGCGGCGGAACTTTTACATTGTTCACTCGCAAGTCTGGTGGAATTTGGCAGATCCGCCATGTACACGCGGTCTATGGAACTAACTGCCCGGCAGACGCCTTTGATTTTGCTTCGCCGATAGTTCTCGATCCCGGTGAAGACGTCCGCATAAGCGCCACTGTGAACGCCAACTCCACGGCCGTTGCCGCGGGCTTCGATATCTGGGAAGGTTCGAGCACGGAATTCAGCAATCCCGGCTACGTTTAAGAGGGGCTATGTTCGACGCAAACCTAGACGATTTTTTCGTTGTCGCTGTAATCTCGAATACCGCGCGCTTTAAACGGCGCGCGAAGTTGTTCATGGATTTTAGAAAGCAGCTTGAGATGAGCGGCGTGAACCACGTCCTCGTCGAATTGGCTTTCGGCGACCGTGAATATTTCTGCACCGACGGCGACAAGCCTCATCATTTAAGACTTAGAACTGTCGATGAATTTTGGCATAAAGAGAATCTAATCAATTTGGGAATCACGCACGGCGTGAACATGTGGTCCCATAAAAAGAAGGTTCTTTGGTCAGATGCGGACTGCGCGCCCATTGGTCAAACATTTACTCAATGGTTTGAAGAAATCTGGCATGAGCTTCAACATCACGAATTCGTACAAGCGTGGGAATGGATGCAGCATCTCGACATCGACTTGGCTCCGCTCAACGCCAATAAAAAGGGCTATGTCAACAGCACCAATCCGTCGTTCATGTCCAATTACGTGAAGTATGGAACGCCTTATCCTGAGTCAAAAATTGCAGGCTATCCTAACCAATGGGGATCTCCCGGCCTGGCGTGGGCGGCAAACATAGACAGTTTACAAAAAATATCTATGGTAGGGGATGTTGGAGTCACAGGCGGCGGCGACTGGTATCTCGCGCACATGCTGATCTCAGATCTGCCGTTCCCTGAAATGAAGGGTTACACTAAGGAATATATTGACTATTGGAAGCATCGTCAGGACTTGGCCGAGCGCTGGGTAAAACGCGACGTTGGTTTTGTTAAAGCCTTTATGATGCACTATTTCCACGGAAAAATATCAGACCGGGGTTATAATTGGCGTGAGAGGATTTTGCAGGACAATAAGTTTAATCCGCTCACTGATTTGAAAAAAGATGCGCAAGGTCTTTGGCAGCTCGAGACTCATGAGCCACGGCAAATAAAAATGCGTGACCAATTGAGAAGATATGCTAGATCTCGTAATGAAGATTCGATCGACAGTTAACAAAACCAAAGGAGTATTTTATGAAATTAGTTTTAACAGACGCCAAGACTTCCCGTGAAGTTGTTGTCGATTCTGACCGCATCGCTCTATTCGAGCCGAGCGTGGATCCGGCAAATGTCGGTGGATCGCATATCGTGATCGACGAGAACATGGGCCGCGAAGTTGAAGAATCTCCCTCTGCCATTGCTGCAGTTGTCGGAGCCTTCATTGTGAACCCGACGCCGAAAGCCGCGCTGGCTGCAGACGTCGCCAAAGGCAAGAAGCGCTAGTCGCTACTGTAGGAGAAATGATATGGCGGGACCGAACGATAAGAAGGTGGTGGATCCGTATGGTCGTCCTGTGAAGGATAATCGTATATCCGCAGCGGTCCCGTCAGATTCTCCAAAGACATCCGCCGAAAGCAAAGGCAAAAACCCTTTGCCGATTGGTCAGCTACTCCCGAATCATAAAACTCCATCTTACATGCCACGCGACACTCAGCGTTCTTTAGGGATTGAATGCACGACGACTGCTCAGCCCACGCGTGCGCAGCTAAAGAAAAAGAAACCAAAATCTTAAACATATTTTACCCAGCGCCTTTGGTCGTTGAGAATCATCGGCACGAAATAAGGGATCCCGTTTTTAATGACGCCCATGCCGAGTGACGGCTTGATGCGGATATTTTTCCCGTAGTCAAAAGCGTATTGCTCGACGTCGATCAGGCAGCCGGTATTCATTCCCCAAAGCGACGTCGTTCCACTCTGCCGCCAAAGCACGCCGCCGTGCGAGTGTTGGTGACCAATCGAGGTGTTCATTTGGTTTTGAATCGCTGCGTTGAGAGCTGCAGTCGGCCCCGAAACATTCTCGCCATGTTCAAAGCAAACGCCCTCTTGATACCATTTATCGCGCCATTGCCAGCCCACCGGCGCTTCATAGACCTCCGAGACAGACTTCATGAACTCGGCCGGGATGCCGGCGAGATATGCTTTCTTCCACGCGCGGTAAGTGTGATTCGAAACGCACAGATACATTTTTGGAAACTCTGTCATCCAATAGCTCAGCCGAATCTTGGCCTCGTGGAGCTCGTCGGATCCTGATTTCCCGTTGGGGTTTGAAATAAATTTGACAGAAAGAGTGTGCTGATCGACCTCGTCGCCCTCGTTTATGACGTATCGATCGCCAAAGGGGAACCAGGTCTTATCAACGTGCTTCACGAAATCGAGCGCGTCTTTGTGCTCGAAAGGACACTGTAGATCGGAGATGCACAGCGCATTTAACATACCATTATGGTGCGTCAAATATATCGATGCAACGAGTCCAGTTTATTTAGGGGATTACGTTCAAAGCCTTCATAATCGCTACGACGCCTAGCTCTTGGTCCACAAGATCGGGATCATAGTGGCCGTCGGAATCGTACTTGCCGGAAGTGTAAACAGAAGTCCCAGAGAACAAATAGGGATTCACGACGCCGCGGTTGGCATATCCCTCGCCGTTCCATATCTCGGCGCGCACAAGGCAATTGCCGATATCCGCCCAGTTCGACATCCCGTTGAATGACAGGTTTAACGCATCCACAGCCCCGTCATGGAACGTAGCGAAGGGTCCGCGGAGCTTGGGGACCAATTGGGTTTTACGGCCCGTGCCGATGATCATCTCGCCGTTTCCCAAATAGGCCCTAAGCGACATTGAAGTGATCTCTCGGTAATGCAGACAGCCGATGAACCATGTTGGGATTGCGTTCCCCATTGTATCGGAAGCAGCGCGATATTCATCCGACCAAGGCATTGAAACGATTCGATTGGCGATGGTCTTCGCATAAGTCGCGCACGACACGAGAAGCGTCGCTTTGGCAAGTTGCGCCAGGAGTTGGTCCCGGCGCACTGATAAATTTATTAAGGAGTGTTCAGATTCGGACGGTCTCAAATTTTAGGATTCCTAAAAGCCGAGCCAACTTGGCCGGCGGGATCAGGAAGTTGAGCGTCGCCCGATGAATCAGGAGGTGGAACAGGTGTGTTGTTCGAACTCCCCGAAGGTAAAATGACCTTCATAAAAATCTTTAGGAAAAATTCCAAAATCGTCGAATGAGCAATGAATGGAAGTTTAACAAAGAATGGAAGAATCAACGCCAAGAAAGGCGAGATCACATTCCAATTTGCGTAGATCCAATTCATGAGGCTCAAATGGGCACCGCTGCTTCACATACGGACACCAGAGCTGCCGAGACTCCTGCTGCGGACGCGCTCGCCGAACATCCCCATGCACTTGGAATGCTGTTCGACAAAAATCCCATGATTGTGCTGATCGCGATCGGGCAGGCAATATTTCCGATTACGCCCATCGGCTTTGCGGCCGCGCTTTTCATCGACGCTTTCGCGGCCGACATCTGTCCCGACGACACCGCGGCGACTCCGGGGGCAGCGCAAAGATTGGCATTTCCCAAAGCGGTGGTGAGCGAGGCTTGAATGGCGGCAGAGTTGGTGCAGCTAAGAGCCGAGGAGATCGCGCCGGAAGCGCCGCCAAGGATTGCAGTCTCAATATCACAGCCAGCGGCTTGAATGGGAGTGACGGTTCCACCGCCGGAGCTGGATTTTGTACAGCCGGCGAAGGCCGCCAAACTCAAAATACAAATTAGAAGCATCTTAATCTTTACCATTTTTTCCCTCCTTGGGAACGGTTAATATATGACTCTAGGTCCGTTTGATGGACCTCTATACGATTGACCTTATCGCGCACTTCAGTCAACATTTCTTCAATATTTTTGGTCTTATCTCTAGCTTCCGAAGCCTTGGAATCGACAGAGGTCATCCATCCAGCAAAACCAAGGAAAATGGGAAGACCGACTCCTACCCACCAAAGTGGTATCTTTGTCTTTTCATCAACGTCCATGTTCACCCTCCGTGGTGATCTAGTCTTGCGATTTATCTTTCTTATCCTTACAGCTACATTCCTCGGCCGCCTCGGCTAATCTTTCCTTTTGAAAACAACGCAAGCCCTCGAGCTGCGTCGGCGGGACAGGAGCGGGTTTATCCTTCTCAACCGGTGTAGCCAATTTCCCAAGCAGAAGGCACTCAATCATTCGCTCTCTACACGCTTGAATTCTGTGTTCAGTTTTGTATCCGCCGCACCAAAGGGCAATTAACGTGATGGCCATTTCCATATTATCTCCTTAATAAGCAATGCAATACTGCACGGCTGTATTCACCGGCTGGGTTCTATTTCCCGTCCGCGGTGTTCCATTGCTACCATCGGTCGTCGGCGTCGTCACTGTCAAGCCTGTAGTCGTTGTCTGGAGCGCTTGTCCGCCTGATTTGGTATTGGTCTGAAATGTGACGCCAGTACTAGAGAGAGCACAAAAGGCCGTACCGCCGGCCGTATTCCAAGGTAAGGTTGATCCGTTCGTTCCGCCGGCGACAGCATGCGTATGACCCGGATCGCTCACACCATGATCATGACCTTGAACCATGTCATTTTCACTTACACCGACGGTACCGCCATAAGCATTTCCATTGGAGGTTTTTAACGTGCCGGCCGTGCCCGCGCCCTTTACAAAAATCCCGCGAAGATCCGGTAGAGTGAAATGTGTTCCGTCCACGTTCCCGAAAGATACACCGATCGCTGTGAATAAATTATTACAATTGGTCGTCCCAGCCGTGCAGGTCGTGTCACCGCTTCTAAGTAGTGAACTGCCGTCGGCCGCAAGAGATCCAACGGGACAACTCGTTGATCCAAACATGAAAACTTCGCCCGGAGGTTTCCCTAAACCCCAACTTGGCGTTCCAGTCGTCGTGACAAGAACTTGGTTGGTCGTCGTTGTTCCAATCCCAACTCGGTTAGCCGCGCCTGCTGTTCCACCTACGATAATATCGCCAACGGAATTCATCGGATTCGTAAGAGGTGAGCTCCAAGTTGGAGCGCCCGTTCCACCAGATGTCAAAACAGTCCCACTTGATCCGTGCGCAAGGTTCATCAACTTCGTGCCGTCAGTGTAAACGATACCGCCGGCGTCAACGCCAAGTGAGCCGTTGTTCGTACCGCCTTGAGCGATTGTCGCAGTGCCTGTGAGATCGGCGAATGCTGGCTGCGCCTGTGAGAACACACCGCTAGTCGATAATTGAGTTAAAAAATTGTGACTTACCGATGCGATCGATTGCGTGCCGCCAAGCGTGCTCGCCGTCGGATTTGGTAATCGCGCGGCCCCTAAAGTTCCGGATGAAATATTGGTTGCATTGGTCGCGTCAGTCGAGCAGGACGCGGTTGAGTTAGAAAGATCTCCGCACGCCAATTGCCCTACAGTGATGTTCCCGCCAACTGAAGTCTGTTTCAAAACCTGTGATGTACCACCCGTAGCCGATAGATTGGAACCGGTTCCACCGTGACCGGGAATCAAAGTTGCTGAAAGATCCGCCGCTGTGCTCGCACTCGTTGCAGTCGTTGCGCTTGTCGCGGAAGTCGCTGTCGTCGCATTCCCACTCAATGCCGCCGTAATTGTGCCGGCCGAGAAATTGCCGGAGGCGTCTCGCTCGACCAAAGTGCTCGCAGTATTGAGATTCGTTGCCGTTCCTAAAAGCCCAAGCTGCGTCGGCGTGATGGATGACGAAACTAGTTTTTTACTCGAATCAAAATAAGGAACCGTGGTCGCAGTCGCGCCGGTGACGTGAAATTGGTCAGTGCTTAAATTTGGAATTCCATTCGCCGCCCAAAGAGAGCTCGCGAATAAAATTGCACTAAGCAGGCCACTGAATTTTATCAAGGTCGATGATCGCATTGCTTCCCCCATCATTGGCCACGGCCACATTTATTTGAGCCGTCACCGAATCAGCCGTAAATGTCACGCCATGATCGCTTCCGGCGTCTGCGAATAGATCCAAACCTAAAGCCAACTCCCATGCGCTATTGCGGTAAAAAAGAGTGAACTGCTGTTTTGCGTAAACCGTGGTCCCGCGCTGAATCCGAGCGGTGTATTCGATCATTGTAAATTTCGTGTGATCAATCGTCTCGCCGGCCAAGTTGGCGTTGGTATTTGGAGCAATGGCTGCGAAAGGTCCTGTGTGGACAATGCCGCTCGCAAAGGTGGCGGCTAGAGCTGCGCTGGCGGCTGCGGCTGCGGCGTTTGCACTTGCACTGACCGCGGATCCTGCTGCGGCACTTGCGGACGCCGTGGCAGAAGCGTCTTGAGCTAAAGCGTCGGCAGCGGCGGCGGCTGCAGTCGCTTCACTAGCTGCGGCCGCGGATGCTGCTGCGTTTACGGAATTGAGCAGGCTTGCGGACGTCGGTCCAAAAGCGAACCCATTGCCCGCATCGTTGATTTGTAAAAAACAGTCGGCGTTGGCCGCGGCGTTAAAAGGCAGCCGCATGTCAAAGCCATCGACGTCATCGAGATCGTGAAGTCTTAAGGCGCGTTGAGCAAGATAGGCCGCGCGCTGCCCCCAAGAGGTGATGAAATCAAGAGCGCCGTCGATCACATCCAATGTGAATGAATTTTTATCCGGAAAATCCGTAGGCTGATCAGGATAATCGTTGGCCAGTAAAATGGTCATCGTGAATTGATTACCCAAATTATTGGCGAGTGTGATTGTTCCACCGCCGTTGATCGAATCGAAAGTCACGCCGGCGATTAAAGTCGGATCGTTGCCGTCGGTGTCGTTAATAATATTCCCAAGAGAGTCTTGAACATAAATGTGCAAATGTGACGGATCGTAGATTTTAAAATCAAACGTATAGACACTGGTGTCGCCGGTGCCGAGGAATTGATCTTTGTAATCAAAGCCCTGAATGCTCATTGAATATAAGCCTTTATAATAATGACGCCGCCAGCACCAGGGCCGCCGGCGACAGCTCCGCTATTATTTACTTCAATGCCAGCAGACCCGCCGCCGCCATAATTTAACCCAGAACAACCGGTATGGTTTCCTCCGCAGTTGGATCCACCGCCGCCGAGCATTGAACTGCCGCCAGTCCCGCGGAGAGGAACAATGGTGGAAGAAAACACGCACGCCTGACCGCCTACGGTCCCTTGGAAATTCAAGTCTCCACCAGTAGGAGCCACCGCGGAAGACGTCGCCGATTGGCAGGCCGGAAAAGAAGTTTGCGAACCAAAAGCAATTCCGTGATATCCGCCAGTTGCGAGAAGTGTTAAATTTGCTGAACCAAAGACCGTCTGCGCGCCGTCGGATCCGGAGTTATTTCCCGATACGCCTCCAGCGCCGCCGGCACCAATTGCATAATAATAGATGGCGTCGGGCGAGGTAATTGTCTTAAGAACTGTAGAGCCGCCCTGACCTCCCACTCCTGTGCCTGTGGACGATGCCACAGAGTCAGTCCCAGCTCCTCCACCGCCGCCGCCGACCGCAATCACGTCAAGAGTTTTGGTTCCCGTCGGAGGCGTATATCCAGCCATCGCCGTCGCGGCCGAGAAGGTGAGCGTTGCGTCACCAGTGCCGCCGGATTTGGTCAATGTACCACTAGATAAGGGAGCTCCTGTGCCGGACATCAAAACCGTGGTGGCGCTCGAGACAGTTGAAATTACAATGTAGGTATTTGAATTGTTTGTGTAAGTCGCGCCGACTGTCGCATTGCCTGAGCTGATCGCAAACCAATAACCGGCAGTGGTGCTTGTCGATGTGAGATATGTTGCACTCGGTCCTGTCAAAGATCCGAACGCCGCGGGAGTGCCGGCCAATAGAACCTGTCCAGTCGTTCCGGCACCGGAATTTATGACTTTGGATCCGTCGGTGACGGCCACGCCGCCATTGGTGACAGCAAGAGATCCATTGTTCGTGCCGCCCTTAGCGATAGGAACCACGTTATTATAACTCGTCACGCCCGCATTGCTCAGCAGCACGTCACCAGTGACGGCCACCGCGGCCGATTGGTTTGAGCCGTTACCAACGATGATATTTCCACTTGAGAGAGTCCCGCCAAGGTTTGCGGATCCCAAGTTGGTGATCGTGTTGGATCCCGTATCGATCGTCTTATTTGTCAGTGTGTCCGTTGTCGCGCGGCCGACCAATTGGTCATTCGTCGAGACCGAAGGAATTGCAAAAATTCCGGATCCGTTCTTAATGAACTGACCAGTCACATAGCGATTGCTCGACGGTCCTGCCCACGCAACTGCTCCAATTAACATCGCTAAAATAAATTTACTCATGTTGCAGACCTCCTGAACAATTCACTCCACTGCGTCCCGTTAAACAATAAACCTAAGCAGTCCTCTTGACCAAGGATGCAATCGCCGTTGAGCGACAAGCCGTTACCATTGGTAAATTTCACCGTCTGAGCGTCATTGGCTCCGTAGAGATAAATGCGTTGACCCTTGGCCACGCCAGCGGTGTTAATTTGAGGATTGGCGGTCACCACCACATTACCGGCATTACCTTGGATCCAATGCACTTCCTCTTGATTGGCGGGCGTAAAAGTGACGCCATTGGCTGCTAAAACATTCTCAGGAGCCGCGGGCGTACCAAAGGGGGTGACTCCAGACTGTGAAGCCGCGGCCGACGCCGCCGCTGCAGTCGCACTTGCCGCCGCCGCCGTAGCGCTAGAAGCCGCGGCATTTTGAGCCGCTTGAGCGGTTGATGCGTAACCTTGAGCCGCAGCAATCGTTGCGGTGGTTATGATAATTTCAAATCCCGACCCGTCCGCCTTCACTGAGACAACTCCCCCCGGATTGTTCCCAATGCCAAGCGGAAGGGTCGGATCAAAGGATGATAAGTCGTCGAGGTCGTGCATTACGGCCGCGCGCGTGGCCAGCCACGAAACGCGCTGAATGCAGCTCGCTAGAAAATCCAAAGCGCCTTCCAATGCGCTTAGCGAGAAAGATCCCTTGTCGGGAAAATCGCTCGGCTGATCGGGAGCGTCCGGAGCGAGCATAAAAGTGATGACGTAGGTGTCCGGTAAAAATGCAGCGAGTGTGACCGTTCCACCGCCGTTAAGAGAATCGAAAGCAAGGCCGGCCAAATAAGTCGTATCGTCGCCGCGCACTTGCTCGACAACATTGCCGCTGCCATCTTGAACCCAAATCAGCAAATCCGTAGGATCATAGATTTTAAAATCAAAGGTGTAAGCCAGCGTGTCGCCGGTTCCAAGTGCCTGATCTTTTACGTCAAATCCACTGATCATACTTTAATCCTCGGCGTTAGAGGTTGGAGGTGTCAACTGCGCAGTTTTCTTAGGCTGCCCTTTGCTCAATTGTTCCATTAATTTTAGCTTTGCCTGGCCTACGGTCTTGGCTTCTCCGAGATCAGGATTTTCTTTTAATGTCTCCTCGCTTAACACCGACTTCAGTTTGGCGTCGCGCGGAGCCTTATAGAGCTTTTCATATTCGTCCGCTCCGAGCCTAAAAGCGCCGTAAAGCGACTCATTATTTACTCTAATATCCTTCTCGGCCAATTTCTGAGAATTGAAGTGGAGCAAAAAGTCCATCGCCTTTTCCTGCTGCTCGGTATTCTTAGCGATGCGGCCGGCGTCGGTCAGTCCAAGATCCGGAGCCGCGGCCTTCACTTCAGCCCATTGGTCTTTACTAAACCCATAGATTCCATTTGGTTTTGTCCAATCGCCGCCGGACATTGCGCCTTTAATTTTGTCGGTGATGCCTGGAGGAATGGTGGCGACTTCCGGCTGAATCTGTTTTTGGACGTCTTTGACCTCGTCGATAAATTTAGGATCAATATGAAATTGTCCAGGCTCATTGCTCGCCGTCAACTGCTCTTGTTTAGCGGTGAATTTGTGAATGACGCCATTTAATTTATCGAGCGCTGCGGGGCCAATCTGCGCGGGAGAGTTTAGCGGCAGTTCAAGATAGCGCATCAATTTCGAATAGGCGTTCACCGGGAACGGCACAAGGAAATCAGCTTCCGCGCTCATTAGAACTTTGGTTTCTTTATTGTCGAGATTTGTCAGATACGTTAAAAAATCACTCAAGTTATCGGCACCTTGAGCGCCTTCGCGGATTAGATTTAGAGCCGTCGCGGCGTCTGATAATTGCTTGACGATCGGAATCTCAACGGTCTTTGTTCGGTCAACATATCCGCGAATTGTTTTATCCGGAGCATTGGCCGCGTAAAGCACGTTTCTAACGATGGGCTGAGCGTTGGCGATCTGCTCGACCGGCGACATCATCATAAACTTGCCCATTCTTCTACCTGCGTCTTCAATCCCTTTCGCCGACTTCCAGTCGATATCCCATTGATCAGGAGTCTCCTCGCCGCGAAGTTTAGCCGTATACCAACGGCCAATGGAAGCAGTGATTGCGGTCAATGCTACGATCGCGGCGGCGTCTCCGAAATGTCCGGCTGCGCCTTTAAAGTCGGGTCCTTTTTGACCGCCTTCTTTTTCATAGCCGCCCTTGCCGCCAAAGGGTCCTCCACCGCCATTATCTCCCCCATCATTACCGCCGCGAGAATCAGCATTAAAACCACGGCCTCCAACTTCATAACTACCGCCGCCTTCTCCCAAAGCTTTACCGCCGGCTTGCACCGCCCACTTCGCGCGATTGCCGTGGTTGACTTGATTGTTCAACACGTTCCTAAAGAAGTTCCAATAGGTCGAAAAATACTCCATTAAAGGATGCTTTTGCGACGGCGCTTTGTCTTCCGGCCGGCCGTGCATGAGCGAGAGCCTGGACATTTGACGGACGTAGGCTTGAGCCTCTTGATCCCTTTGTTCAGGTGTTAAAGCCATCACTTTTTCAAGCGGCCAGTTGTTGGCGTCGCCGGAGATGAACTGGCTATAACAGGTCATTGCGCAAATGATCTTGTCGTGAACATCGGCGACTGACATCGCGGCAAAGAACCGATCCGTGCTCCATTTTCCCGCGCGTTTTAAAGGTCCGCCGAATGGGACGCTCGTCTTTGTCGGGATAATGTCGTGAACCGTGGACGTGATTTTATTTTGAATATTGGCTTTGAAAGCACCAATTGTCGGATCAAGCTTCGCCGCCCATTCGTAATAACCACCCCACAAATGAGGAGTTGCCATCATCTTGGCGTTCACCATTGCAAAATGCTTTTGCCCGCTGACTCCGATATTTTGTAAAAGCTGTGTGAGCTCCTCGTACTGGACGGCCGCGGATGTGGTGTTGATTCCGAGCGCTATAATATTGAAACGATTTTGCAAATATCCTGTCATGCCTTTAAAGAATCGATTTTGGTCGGCGAAGAAATTGGCATTCATCATCTCCGCGCGGCCGGCGACTTCGATCACAGAATTGACGAGAAGATTATACCTGGCCTCGCCGCCCATCTTGATCATGGCTTCGCGAATGCGCTTATCGCGTAAAAGCTTAAGAGCGTTCATCGTCGGTTCGCGGTAGGAAAGATCGTGGATCACTTCCTCGTGACCGCGCCAGAATCTCAAAAGGGAGGCGTCGAGAGGCTTATTGCTGCCTTCGCGATTGACCAAACGACCTTGCTCCGTCTGCTCGGCCGCGAACTGCCGACCGAAATCAGCGCCATCGTCTTTCTCAAACCAAGCCGCTCTTTTACCCTCGAGCATTTGAACTGCGTGTTTTGCGGCCTCGGCGGACCATTCGTGTTTGTGTTTATTGGGAACGTAGCCGCCTGGGAAATATTCATCTTTCCATTTGTTTGGAACGCCTTTGATAAAATTTATGACCCGACCTTTTGTCCGCTGTTCGATATCGGAGGTCTCGGCTTGATATTTCTTGTACATGTCGACGCCATATTGCATGGACGTGACGTCGGCTCTGGTGAGCTCGCGGTCAAAAACCTTTTGCCAAGTTTCAAGTTGAATGCCGCGGCCTAGCGAATCGCGGTGATTGCTCTGGAGCTTCGCGCGGCCGTCGGGATCTCCCTTATAGGCCCAAAGGGTCATTAGATCACCCTTGGTCAACTCGCCATTGCTGAGAGAGGGATAGTCTTTAAACTCAGGAATGGTGAGCCTGGTTTTTTCAACATTCTCGTAATCGCCGTGATTTTTCATGATCTCGCGCGCGGTGTCGGCGAACCACTTGCTCATATTGAGCTCTTTCGAGACGCCCATTTTGAGGTTGAATTTTCCGTCGCCCTTAATTTGGCGCATGAATGTTTCGTGGAAAAATCCGTTGAAGTTGCCCTTATCGTAATATCTAAGGATGTGCTCCATATTGGTAAACGCGACTTGAGCGTCTTGGACAAAATGCCTTAGAGCTGAGAAAGGGGTTTCATTCCCTTGAACGTCTTTAAAATTGGCGTCGTTTGAACCGGGGTGAAGCTCTGCCGCTTGAATGGTCTGCTCAGCGATGCGGTCAACGCTTCTCTCCTCGTCGCGCATTTCCTTATTGTCAATGAGCTCAGCTTTAAACTTGGCCTCGCTGAAAATGGCGCGCAAACGATCCTCGGCCGTAACAACCTGCTCGACCGTCATTTGATCAATGGATTCGCGCACGTCGGATAGGCGCGGAGGAATTGAAAAATCCCCGCGGCCCTGCTCGAGCTCTCGCTTAACCCATTTCGCGTAAGAATTTTGTTCAGCCTGATTTTTCTTAGACGGATTAAAATTGAACACGTCTAATATTTCATCGCGGGCATTTTCGTAGAATTTTCCGGCGGTTTTAAATATCTGTTTTGCCGCGGGGTCTTCAAGTTTTCGGGCAAACTTCTGAGCACGATTGACAGCGCCAATCTGCTTCCTGACTTCTTTTTGCATCGCCGAGTTGCGCGCGGCCATTTCCTTTTCCTGGAATGCCCCCGCCAAATCTCCGGCTAAGAATTTATCGACGGCATTTTTATAACTCTGCCTCTCGCCGACTACAAACTTTGACGGCTTTAATTCGCCGACGGTTAATTTCTTAACGGCTTCTCTAGCGTCGTTTTCAATGTCCTCAATGCGCGGAAGCGGCAGTGCAATTTTCTTGATTCCAAATTTAGTCTTTGACCAATCGTTGTCTTTTAAAAAGCGCATCGTCTCCAGATAAGCTTTTGTCTTATCGGTGAACGCTTTCATGATCGAGGTGTGATCGAGATCTGTGTTGTCGCGCGCCAGCTTCTCAATGTCGGAGTCGTAAAAAGCCGTGCGGGCTTTTATCATTTGATCCCTAGTCGGAGTCTTGGCTAGAACCTCGAGGAGATCTTTCGCGCTCGCGAATCCCAATGCTTTCGCGGAGTCTTCGGCGGAATTTGCGCCCTTAGCGAAAACCTTGTGATCTTTAAGCCTCGGATTATCGACATATTTTATCAAATCATCCGGCAGAGTCGCGGGGTCGATCGCGTAAAGGGATCTCTTGGCTTTACCCTTAGCGTTGGCAATTTGATGCTGGCGGAACTTATCGACGAGCGCGTAGTTGGGGTCATTGGCGATGCGGGATAATTCCTCGCGCAAGCGATCTTCTTTGGCTATCTCGGCCGTCTGATCGACCACCTTATTCATCTCGTGAACGGCTTGATCGTGAACCAAATTGGTGACGTGCTGACGAGCTCCTAAAACTGCCTTGTCAAATTCAGCGACTCTCTGCTCTGGCAACACTGAGCGCAGAGCATCGGAGAAAGTTGGTTCACGGCCAAACTTCATTTCGGCTTGGACTGCAGTTTTAGCCTCGTCGAACGGATACATGAGCAGCTTACCGGGCGGCGACTCTTTGAGTTGATCGATAATTTCAGTTTTAAGTTTTTCGAGATCTTTGGTGTTGGAATCAATCATGTCCTGTTTCATCTTAATAAATTTCTCGCGGGACATTTTTTCCGTTTTACCATCGATCGAGGTGACGCCTTTTTCCTTATCCCAAAGATCCTCGAAATTCTGCGCATCCTTAGCCTGCTGAATATGTTCGGTCAGGTTTTTATTTTCGGCGATGATTCTTGCCGCTTCGCGCGTCGAGGCTTCAAAATCATAATTACTCGCCGGCGCTTTTGCTTGTTCCGGAAGTGCTGTGACACTTGCTCCGCTTGGCGACTTAATTTCTTCCGGCTTGATCCCGAGCTTTTGCATGACTTCCGCGCGTTTTTCTTCGGCACGATTCAATGCCTCCACGTACTCTTTGGCCTGCATTCCGGTCGGAGCATTTGGGTCATAAGAAATGTGGTCTAAAATATCGGGATAATCTTTGGCGATTTTCATCACCTTATGCGGGTCAAGCTCTATTGAAGCATTCATTTGACCTGCTGCGACGCCAGAAGGATCGATCAGAGATCTAGCGGCTTTGCCTTTTTCCTCGCTATTCGCCCAATCGCGCAATGTCTGAAAACTCGAATAGAACTTTTTAAAACCGCCGGCTTCAAATGATCTTTTGTTAACGTCCTCTAACTCCGTAGGAGCAACGTCATTCATTCCGGTGGACTTTTGGACGTCATTGATCTGGTGCAGAGCCTCGTTCAACTGAAGGGATTTAAACGCGCCCTCAACTGGATCATGGCCTGGTGGAATTTCCGGAGGCGTAATATCAATGACAGAGTGCGGAGCAGTCGG